TGGCACATTTCTTTAGTTTTCAATTCATTAGGAACATATTGAAAATTATCGCTACTATCTTTAACAGCCTGTTGACACATTTCTTTAGTTTTCAATTCATTAGGAACATGTTTAAAATTATCGCTATCTTCTTTACATAGTTGTAACAATCTTTGTTTCTCTTTTTCTGTTAGTAAATTAAAATCTTTCATAAAATAAAAATAAATAAATAAAACTATATCAGTATAATAAACATTATTTTCTTATTGTCAAGAATTATTTTAAATATTTTTAAAATATTTTTTATTATTATAATAAACTCTAGATAAAATAAAGAGTTTAGACTATAAAATATTTTAAATAAATATTTTACTTGACAATGAAAAAATGAATTTAATATATGTTAAATAACATTTCGTTTTGTTTTTTTAACAAATTTTCTATTCTATTGTTTGCAATATCAAAGTATTCTTTATTTGCCTCACAACCTAAAAATTTTCTATTTAATTCTAAACTTGCAATAGCAGTAGTACCGCTTCCCATGAAACAATCTAAAACTATATCATTTTCTATTGTTGTTGGAATAATTAATGTTTTAATCAATTCAAGAGGTTTTTGACAAATATGTAATTTCTTATCTTTAATAAAATTTGTCTGTGGTATTGCATATTCAAAAACATCTACATTTTCTTTATTAGAAAAACTTGCATTAAATTTTGGATTACCTTTTGTTAAAAAAAATATCGGGTCGTAACTATAAAGATAAGATTTACCAGTAGGATTCAACTTATTTTTATGATGCCATATTAATGTTCTATTTACTTCTTTAAATTTCGTTTTTCTTATTAAACTATAAAATAAATGCATATACTTTTGACTAAAGAATACATAACAAGCCGTATTATCTTTTAAAACACGATAAAATTCTTGTAAATATGTTATTGTGAAATATTTGAAATGTTCTTCATTTTCAAATCTATCCCAGTCGCATTTTAAAACATTGTAAGGTGGATCGATAACTATACAGTCAATACTATTATCTTTTAATGACCTTAGATATTCAAAACAATCTTCATTTTTTATTTCATTTAATTTCATATAAAATTAATATAATACTTAAACTAAATCTTTTAATATAATTCACTATTCTCATAAATATTTCCTATGATTTCTATGTCTTGTATTTTATTAAAATTTTCACAACAAAAATCATATTCTATATTTTCAATTTTTTTATTATTAATATATCTTATTACAAAACCTGCATTTTCTGTTTCAAAGTTTATAATAAATAAAACATCACCACTAGGTTTTAAAATATCTCCTTCATAAACCAAATTACCATCTTTATCCCTCAATCCCGTGCATTGCATTAAAACCAAGTTATCTTGACTTAAAACATATTCAAAATCAAGTTGTTGTTCCTCGTAATACATTCTGTTTTTCTTTTTATCAAAAACTCTAAACTTAAATCTATCTTTATTAATCATAAAATAATACTATAAAATACTAAAATCATTAACAATCATTTCAACAATCTTGTCTTGCTCTTCTTGATTAACAATAACAACATTTTCAAAATATTCTAAAAATAATTTATGTATTTCTAGTTGTTGTTTTTTGTCTGTCATTCTGAAGCCGTCATTTTCTATTTCTCGGTCGGAAGGTTCTATGAGGTAGATTTTTGAGTAGGTTGTAATATATTCAAAGCTATTAGTAAGCAATGAGGCATATATTGGATTTTTATCGTATAAATCATTATAAAAATTACCAAGTTCAAAAATAATATTTTGGTCTATTATATCTTCTATTTCTAAGGCTATTTTATTAAAATAATTATAATAAACAAAAGTATCTAAAACACTTCTATCACATAATATATTCTTACCTTGTGCCGTGTATAGATTTTCAAGATATAGTTGTTTTCCATAAGTTGCTAAAGTTATTTCTTCTGTTTGTTTTGTAAAGTTTGGAATATCTTTTGCAATTTCACGGAATTGTTCTGGGATAAAAGCAAATTGATTTTTAAAAGCATAATGTATTTCAGTCGGTCCGTAAGTTGACTCTGAATTTATTTTTAATTTTTCTTTTGTAAAGAAATTATTGTATAAAACATTTTTAACTTTTTCACAAATCTTACTCTTACCTGTTCCATGAACACCTACTACACAAATTTTTTTTAAATCAGACATAAAAAATAAATAATAAATAAAACATCAATTTCTAAAATTTCAAAACTCAATTGATTAAAAGTTTAATATCTTACCATCTTGTAGAATTAAAATCATGGTTTAATTTTTTCTGATCTGAAGAGTATTCGTAATCTTCTATTATTTTTTCTTCTATAAATTTGTTTTTGAAATCTTGTAATTCATTTTCAGACAATTTGATTAACATTAAAATATCTTCGCCATCAATTATTAAACTTTTAATCTTTTTCTTATCTTTATATAGAAATAGTTCGTTACTTGTTGTTAATTCTAACCAAAACCCAGCTCTTTTTTCTTTACTAAGATTATTAAAAACATATTGAACGAATTCATTGAAATTAAAATCAATTTCACTACTGTCAGCAATAAACATAAATAAACATAAAATAAAACTAAACTAACTTTTTCACACTATCTAAATGTTCTTTAGACATAACAGTCCCGCTTTCATTGATAGTAATAAAAAATTCAATCATTTCTCTTTCTGTTTGTAACTTTGGGTCAATAACAGGTATAGTTTTCCATTTTATTGTTTTCATTAAATCAATATCTTTATTTGTTAAACCTAGTAATTCTTGTTTTACACCTACTAAAGAAAATTCATTATTAACAAATCTTTTTATTGAAGTTAATCTTTGCAAACCGTCTATTAATACAAGATGATTATCTTTATTATTATAATCAAATATATAATTAATAACTAACGAACTTACTGGTAAATTTAATAATATAGATTGAATTAATCTTGAAGCTTGCTCATCTGTCCAAACATAATTTCTTTGCCACTCAGGAATTTTCATATTATTAAATTTCTCCATTATATCTTCTATACAACAATTATAATTTTGATAATTTAATTGAAACTTTTTTAAATTTTCTAACATAAATAAAATAAATAAAACTAATATTATAATAAACATTATTTTCTTATTGTCAAGAACTTTTTTTAATTATTTTTAAAATATTTTTTATTATTATAATAAACTCTAGATAAAATAAAGAGTTTAGACTATAAAATATTTTAAATAAATATTTTACTTGACAATGAAAAATATTTATGTTATTATATTATAATTATTATTATTTTAAAGTTTATTTATGAAGTATTTTAAAGAATTTTTATTAAATGTTAAACTATTTATTGATTTAATGTATTCAATTACCAGATTATCAATATTATTATTTTTAATCTATTTTTCTTATAATAGTTATCAAAAGATAATTCAAGTTAAGAATTCTATTATCATTGAATTACAACAAGTGAAAAATGATTATTTAAAACATATAGAAAATGAAAAGCAACAATTTAATAAACTATACGATACAATAGAAAAACAACAAAATTTTATCAATAAACAAGTTAATCAACAAGAATTTACAATTGACGGTTCAAAATTAATAATGAATATTATTTCCGATTTTATCTTGCCGTCTTCGTTACGGAGGTTCTTAAAGAAATAATATGTTTTTATCGTTTTTAAAGGTTTTTTTATGATTACATTTGATTTATATACAAAACAAAATAATTTTTTTCAAGGTAGAGAATTTATTTCTTATAAAGATTATTTTAATAAAGTTAGAAGTGAAATAGATTATTTAAAAAGACAAGGTTGTAAAAATAAAAATTATTATGTTAATTATATTAAAGAAAATCATAAGAATATCAATGAAAATGATATTGATAAGTTAATTTAATGTATTTTTTAGTTATTTTATGAGGAGTTTATTATTTATCTTTTTACTTATTAAAAGCAATATTTGTTTTTCTTATAGCGACCCTAAAACTTGGGACCCTAAAAAGAGTAAATCTATTGAATTTTCAATGAATTTGATAATGAATAGAGAGAAATTTGTGCCTTATTGTTATTCTGATGCTTCTGGTTGGAGTGCAGGATGGGGTGACTATACTTGGTGCGAAGAGACTATAAAAAATATGCGATTTAAAAATCCACTTTTAAAATATATCCCTGATGAAATTCTAAGAAAACAAGTAAAAATAACAAAAGAGCAAGCAAAATGGCGATTAAAGAAGTTTGTTATTAATGTTTATGATAAACTTGAAACTATGATTGATTTAACGAATTACGATGAAATTGAAATTGCAGGCTTGATTGATTTTATTTATACCATAGGAGAGACAAAGTTTTATAACAAAACTACTTTATTTAAAATATTGCAAGATAAGAATCTAATTTTTGATATTAAAACTTGTGTAAGAATAAGAAATAACTTTTTAGAGTGGAGTAAAATGAAAAAAAATGGTAAATATATTATTGCAAAAGGAGTTGAAAATAGAAGACACACAGAATATGAATTTTTCTTATATAGAAAATGTGTGTTTTAGTTAAAAATTACTTGCAAATTAATAATTACAACTAAAAATTAAACTTTACAAATGAAAAAAAAAATTAAAAGACTTTTAGAATATTTAATCTTCGGCAGATTTATTATTTTCAATAAATTAACAAGTGGAATTGAAAAAGAATTGTTATTAGTTTTTGTAATTTTAAATATTACTCTTTGCGGTTTATTAGTTAAAGAATATAAAACTAAAGACTGGGACATTAATTTAAATAATCATCAGTCTTTTAGACAACAAGACAAGATAATTGATAAACAATTTAATATTGACAAAGTTCCGAGACTATATGGAATGATAATCAAATATGATTTTTTAAATTTTGATTATTTCTTTAAACAAAAAAAATTATACAATATTTGTTTGTGGAATTCTAAAGATATAGGCGGAATGATTAACAAAGAGCACCAAAATATCAACCGCTCAACTATTATCAATTATAACAATTCAAGTTGTATTAATTTGATTAATGAAATTATTGAAAAGAATAATAGAAATCAATTTTATTTATTAAAAAATGATAAATATTTTTTCACACAATGTAGCTCGCTACATAAAATAATATTCAATACTTACAAAAATACTTTTAACAAAAAAACCGCACTTATTCTATTAACAAAAGGAGAACATTATGACCAATTAATATTAAAAATATACATAGGGCTTGAAAAAATTCAAAATGAAGAGTTTGTAATAAAAGAAATAAAAAAAAATATTTCACATTATAACTTCACTAGTTTTGTAAGTAAGTTTGATAATTAAATTCAATTGGTTACAAATTGTAACAAGTTCATCGGAACCTTCTTTATTTCATCTTGTTTTTAAAACTTTTTGTAGAAACCTACAAAAGCAATAGTTTTATCGTTTTGATTATATGGTTTTAATATCATTTTATCATATTTATAATCAGTATTTATGTTATTATCGGTAGAAATGCAAACAGCAATAATTATATATTCAATATCATTTTCTGTAATTTTATAATCAAATAATGGAATTTGGTTGTAAAAACTTTTCGCAAATTCTTCTATAATCAATTTATTTTTTGTCATTATATCTAGTAAAAGACAAAATACACCAAGATTAGTAATAAATAATATATATCTTGCAACCCAATAATCAGATGCAAAAATTTCTAAAGATATAATACTAATACATATAATGATATATGATTTATAATTTTGATAAAACTTTTTTAAATTTTCTAACATAAACAAAATATTAAATAATACTATAATACTCACAAATTTCTTTTAAGTCTTTTGTTAAAGTATTTTCTAAATTAGTCAAAAAAGAACCCATTGCTTTAGCTCTGTCAATATCAAAATAATCAAAATTGTCTCTTATTGAATACTCGATACTATCTTCTGTTATTCTAATTTCACAATTAAAATCTTTTATATGAGCCCAGTGTTTAAATACAATAGATTCTAATTTATTTTCGTCTGTTTTTTCTATATCAAAATTATATGCAATCATTTTATTATAAACAATGTTATTTTTATTGTGATTAATATCAAATAAATATTTTTCAAAATATTCAATATCATCTTGAATATAATCAATCAATTTTTTAATATAATTTTTGTAAGGTTTTTCAGTCATAAAATAAATAAAAACTAAAAACTTAATAAAACTCTTAACTCCTCCCATTTATTCTCTTCTTTACGAAGGAATTTAGAGTATTCTTGGAAGATATTGCAATATAATATTTCATAAAATATTAGATAAACCTCTGGATCTCTTATTTGAATATTATCAATTATGTCTAACATACACATTGTATTAAAATTCATCTCATAGTCTTTTCGCTTTATAGCTAAATATTTCTTTAATTCGTCATCTTGAAAAATATCACCACAGAAAACCGTAAAATCTTGACTTTCACATGCTATTTCAGTTTCTATCATAACTTCAGTGATAGCAGAGTCTAGAACAACATAATCCACATACATCTTAGCTCCTGTTAGCTCGCAGAGTTTAGCTAGGATTGGGTCGGATGGTGTGGATTTTTCAATAAAATTTGTAAAATCTTTATTATCAATTATTCTGCTAATATTTCTTCTTGCGTCTCCGTAGCCACCATGCATAGAGGTGGAACTAAAATATATCTTTAATGAATCTTCATCTAAAGAGTTATGTATGAAATCTAATACATTATCTTTTATATTGCATATATCATCTTTGAATATAACATAACTTTCATCCAAACTAATCATTACATTTTTTTCTTCCCAAGTTGGAAAATAAAAACATTTTTTCATAAAATAAATAAATAAAACTATATCAGTATGATAAATATAAAAAATTAATTGTCAAGTAAAATATTTATTTCTTTTTAAATAAAAAATATTTATAGTTTAAACTCTAGATAAAATAAAGACCTTATTACAATAATAAAAAATATTTTAAAAATATTTAAAAAAAGTTCTTGACAATTAATTTTTTATATTTATCATACTGATATAGTTTTATTTTTATGTTAATTTCTAAAAATTTTATTCATTTATTAAAAGAATGTCCTCGTGATTTGTTGATAAATCATTCCGTCGTTGGATTGGGTTTTGAAACTGAATCAGAATTATTAAATTTATCTAAAATTGCAACTATTAAAAAAGAAAAATTTGTTGATTTAAATCAATTGAAAGGTTTTAGAATCTTTAATAAAAAAGTTGTTAAAAATGTAGCTGAGTTTAAATTATCAAAAAATCATATTAATGATTTAAATTTCTTACTAACTGGTTGTCATATTTCAAGATTATCTTTAAAATCATTTAATTTTAATTTTAATAAAGATAATCTTGAAATTGCAACAACAAACGGTTCAACATTAAATGTTATAAGTTATGATATTACAAATGAATATAAAGGTCAGTTTTTAGTACATAGTGATTTTATGAAATTTATAATTAAAGAATTAAAAAATAATGATATTACAATGTATTTTAGTGAAGAGTATGTAAGTGTAATAATTAATGATACAATACATAGTATGAAATTAATTGACGAAGAATTCCCTAGATACAAAAGTGTAATATCTACAAAAAATATTCATAATTTTACTTTAGATAAAAATGATTTCATCGTGAATAAAAATGATATTTTAATCAATTTTTTAAATAATGATAATTATATATTTTCAATTAATAACAATTCTTTATTATTAAAGTTAAATGATAAAAATATTCAATTAAATTCTATTATAAATAATAATTGTAATATTGAATTTATAATAGATAAAAAAATATTTGATATTGTATTAGAATATTTTGATAATATTAAAGTTGAATATTTTAATTACAAAAGTCCGTTATTATGTAAAGATAAAAATAAATTAAGTCTTTTTATGCCTAAATTTGAATAATCATTCGTATTGACTGCAGAGAATTTTAATAATCATTAAAATAATTATTGACTATTAGTTTTTTGCAGTTAATATAATGATATTGTTTTATTTATTTATAGTTTTATTTATGAAAGTTAGATTAGTATTACATATAAATGATGACAATTCATATTATGTATTTGATAATATCCCAGAAGAATATTCTAAAATGCTTTTAGAAGATAATGATAGTTTTTGTTATGCTGATGAAGAAGATACAGAGGCTCAAAAATTTGTTAATGATGATTTAGTTCCAAATTTAGAAAAATATGATGGCAGAGAGATTGATTGTAAAGAATTTTGTGATAAAAAATACAATGATTATCAATTATTGTTTTATAATTATTGTGTTTAGTGGATAAAAGAATATGCAAAAGGTTTCAAAGAAAATATAATTTAAATATGAAAAAAATAACACTTGAAAAATATCTTTATTTAAAAGGTTTTACAAAAAGAGGTACTTCTTATCATAAGATAAAAACAAATAAAGGCATTGCAAAGGCTTTTGTTGAATTGTTTTTTAATAATTTAAAAGACGGTAATGTTTTAGAATTGCAAAAATTAGTTAATGAATTTAAAGATTATGATAGAAAAAAATCTATTTAATATAATATATGATTTATATTTAAATTCAAGATTAGAATATTATCCATTATGGAGTAAATTTCAATTACAAGAGATTCTGAATTATAATTGCTATTACTTACATTATATAGATAATAAATTAATAGGTTTTATTGCAAGTAAATATGAAAATAATATTGCATTTGATACAAAATTATATATTGCTACAGAATATCAAAGGTGTGGACTTAGTAGATTATTTGTTAGAAAAATAGAAAAAATACATAAAGAATTAGCAATTAAAAAACATATTTTTGAAGCACCGCAAGAATTAGTAAAATTTTATAATGTTTTTAAATATCAAACCTACTGTAAAACTATATATAATGACAAGGTTTTTTATAAAATGTATAAAAATTATGATTGAAAAACTATATTATAATGGTAAATGATTTTACTTAATTTTTTTTACTTTTACTTGATTATTTAATTATTTAATTATTTGATTACTTATTATTACTTGATTTTTAAAAAATGATTAGTATTAATAAAGATTATGGCAGTTAAACTTGATTTAAAAGAATTTTTAAGAAATGAAGTCTGGGATATATTAAAAGATATAACAGCAGGTCAATTTATTGAAAGATATCCACATTTATGTCAAGAATTAAAAAGTAGAGATTTTAAATTACAAGATGAAGCAAAGTTAAAGAAATTCTTAACTAATCAAAAAGATATTATTAAAAGTAATAATAAATTGGTAAAAATTAAGCCGCAATTAAATTATCCAAGAAAAATGAAAACTATTAAAAAAGAGGAAATTAAAGAAGAAGAAGGAATTAAAGAAGAAGAAAATAAAGAAATAAAAGAAATAGAAGAAATTCAATCTACAGAAATAGAAGTTTTTCATAATCAAAATAATGAAATTGAAAATCCATTAAAAGAAGAAATAAAACAATACTTTATTAATAAGTTTAATAAAGATTACAGAGAAGAAAAATCAAAAGAATTAACAGAAGAATTAATGAAAAAATATAATAAATCTATTGATATATCAATTAAAAATGAATACAATAAACATTTTATTATATTTGAAATTGAAAATGATGAACTTAATAGTAAATATCGCAATACAATTTTAAATGCAAAGCAATCAAAAATTAATCAAGATAATATTTTCTTAAATATTGTTGGTAATAAACATTTTTATCTTTCACAAGAAATTAATAATATTGAAAAAGAAATTGCGGATAAAAGAGCAAATAACGAAAATAAAGAATATATCGATCCAGACTATAAAATGAATAAAATATTATCATTAGTGAAACAAACTGGTGGCAAAGAAATAAAAGAATTATGTGAAAATTATATGCTTGAAAATAAGATATTAGTGAATATCATTAATCAGCACTTCTATGAGGCTAAAAATAAACATATCTTAGAAGATTTAAAAACAAAAGCAAAATTACAAGAGACACAGACTAACAGAATACAGCAAGATATTACATTAAAAGAAAATGACAACATTAAAGAAGTTACCCCTGATGACAACTCCGATTTATTGCAACATTTATCAGAAGAAGACAAAAAGCAAGTTCTTGAAAGTGTTATAGAGAAATTAAGTTAATTTCTATACTCTGATAAATCAATTTCTTCTAAAGTTTGAGTATTATTTTTATAACATTTCCATTGATTATTTTCAAAAACATAAGTATAGTCATTGTATCCTAAATCATTAAAATTATCATAAATCTGAGCTTTTGTTGTATCTTTATCTTCGCCTCTATCTCTATGATAGAATACAGAATAGCCGTCAATTCTATTGTTAAAAGAATGTCCGTCTGGTTTCTCAATACTTTTATCAATACAACTTGCATCACCTAAAGCTAATAAACTTTCAGCTTTTTCTAAAGAATTATAATGTTGAACTAAGATTTTACCATTGAATTCTGGTTCGCCATCATAATGACAATATATACATTTAAATTGATTAGATTCGGTTTTTATACATATAAAACTATTAGTACTCATAAAATAAATAAATAAAATAAACTAAAATTGAATATAAGTATAACCACCTATTGTAAATTTTGATTTTACAACATAATTTTTATTATTTTCCCTTACTGATTTTAGAAAATATTTAGAATAATTGCGATCAATCATATATATATCTAAATTTGCATCATAAAGTGCATCAATAAAATCATAATTCCTTTTTCCAAAAATAATTTTAAAACAATTTTCTTTTCTTTGAAAATTATAATTACAACCTTCTAAATCATTTGCAATAAAAACACTTTCTTCTAAAAGATTAAAATCTTTATGTTTTTTTAAACTTTTTAACATTTCTTTCATAAAATAAAATAATAATAAATAAAACTGATATTATAATAAATACTTTTTTCTTATTGTCAAGAATTATTTTAAATATTTTTAATTTATTTGATTAAACTCTTTATTTTATCTATAGTTTAAACTATAAATTATTTTTTATTTAAAAAGAAATAAATATTACTTGACAATTATTTTTTAATATATTATATATTTATTGCTAGTAGCTTAAGAGCATGAGGAGTCCGTTAGCTTGAAAGGGTCTAATGGCTAGTGTTGCGTTATTAAGAAACTGTATGCACTTTCATATATAAAAGTCCTGATAAGATGAAAAAATATATGTCAATTGTATGTATATAAGCCTTAAGATAGCCAAGCGAAAAACTAGACAACGAGGCGTCCATCATACGCCTACAGTCTTGACTCTATATATTAAAAATATATGGCTACTAGCAAAAAAAACTTGACTATTATTTTAATGTAGTGATATTTATTTAAAGGTTAAAGTTATTCAAGTTCAAGATACTAAAAGAAATACCAATTACTGAAGATAAAGATAAAATGAAGTCTTTAGTAATGAAACAAAATATTTTTGACAAAGTCTTATTACGAGTGAGTAAGAAAAAAGTTGAAAATAAGAAAAAGACTACTTCCATAAATAGAAGTAGTATTATAATAATGTTATTTACTTTGTTTATATGATTAAAAGAATTAAAAATTTAATTAATGAAATATTGTTTGCACGAAAAAGATATACAATATTAGAAGTAAAGTATAATAATTTACAAAAAAGATATAATGAATTATGGAGTCAAAATATTAATGATTTTGCAACTTTTATGAATATCAATAATCATTGATTTTGTATATATGTTTCATATACCTCAAATATTGTTAGATAATCTTCTCTTCTAAAGTTAATTTTTCTATCCGACAAATCTTTGCCATTTGTATTATCAATGATATAATTTAATGATTTACAATATTCTTCTATTAATTTATTTTCAAGCTTTTTGTTGAATATTATTTCTTCACAAATAAAACATATATATGCTAATTCAATTAATAGATTACACTAAAAACAAAGATATTATTGCAAATAAGGATAATATTATTGAAATATTAAATAAATATGAAATAAATACATATCTAAGACTAATACATTTTTTTAGTCAAGTGCACCATGAAACAAATGGTTTTACTAGGTTCTGTGAAAATTTAAATTACAGTGCAAAAAGATTAATGCAAGTGTGGAAGTCAAGATTTAAAACAATAGAATTTGCAAAAGAATATGAATATCAACCTGAGAAGTTGAGTAATTATGTTTATGCAGGCTACCACGGCAGAGGATGGTTGCAAATATCTTTAAAAAGAAATTATGAATATTATTCTAAAATATTATTCAATAATATGCGGTTAGTCAACAACCCTGACTTATTACTTAATCATTTATATGGTTGTGAATGTAGTTGTATTTTTTGGAAAGAAAATAATATCAATAAATTTGCCGATGACAATGATTTATTTAATGTTTCAAGATTAATTAATAATCAATCTGCTAAGACTGCCGATAAAATAGTTGGCTACAATGCTAGAAAAATAATACTTGACAATTACAATAAACACTTTATAGAATTCGCTAATAACACCTAGAAAACATAAAATAAAATAATAAATAAAACAATTAATTATTTGTATCTAGGTGTTAGTTTTTGATTTATGTTAGAAAAAATAATTACAATAATAATTTTAATTATAGCATTGATTCTAACAGGAGTTGCAATGAAGTTAGATATAGAATTAAAACAATGCAATAAACAATTTCAAGAATATAAAATGGCTAATTTACAAATTGCAAATGACAATCTTAACAAAGTTATTGATAAACAAGACAAAGCAATAAACAATCATGTTAATAGAGAGGCACTCAAAAATAAAATTAAAACTATTAAAGATAATAAGATTGATATAAATAAATTGAATACTCAATTTAATTGTTTCAATAACAAAGCAAATGAAATGCAGGAGTTTTTAAAAGATAATAAAGAATTTGATATAGATTTATGTTTAAAATAGTCATTGCATTATTAGTAATTGCTTCTTGTACTAAAACACAGAACATTGCAACTCCGATTAAAAATGTCAATTCAGTTCAAGCTAATGTTAGTGAAATACACTATTGTGATATTAAATTTGAGGCAGGTGTTAGTAATGTAAATCCAAATAAAGACGGAGCTTTTATTGATTTAGAAAATATCAATAAATTAAAACAATGCTTACCAACGGAGTTCATTAATGAATTTTATTTGAAAAAAGAATTATTGAATAAATAAGATGACTGATGAAAATGATGTTGCATTGCAAGAATTAAAATTAGAAGAGAAATCTATAGAACATTCAAATCAATTTGCAAACGATTTATTAAAAGAATTAAGCCCAAAATTTAAATTTATAATTATTTACTTAGAAAAATTATTATTTGTTTTAATATGCTTTTTAATTGTTTTTGCATTAGTTAAATATCAAAATAAGATTAATACTATAGATAATCATTATACTGGCTTGATTGTATTATTATTATTATTACCTATATTAACATTTGCAACATTTATACCTGAGAGGTATTTATTGCATAAAGTATTCAATGCATTGATTGAGTTAGTAATATCTTTAATCAAACTTCCAATGAATATTTCACAAAAGATTTATGATAAAATTATTAAATAAATATAAAGATTTAATTATCAAAGTTATTGCAGGTGCCGTGTTTGCAATTGTTAGTTATCTTTATAATAGTTTGAGTAATTATTTTAATAATCATTTCAACAATATTGAAAATCGTTTTAGGAGTATTGAAAATCAATTAAAAGAAATTCCCGAAATAAATATTAAAGTTGAAGAACTTGAAAAAAAATACAACATTAAATCAAAAAGAAATAATGATAAATTTGACGAATTGAATAAAGAAATTAAAGAATTGTATTACAAAGTAGGTAAAACTGAAGGGAGAGTATTTAAAAGATAAAATAAATAAAATAATATCATTATTATAATTACAAAAAATCAATTGTTAATAGTTTGACAATTAAAAAATAATAAATAATCATATAAATAAGATTGTTGCAAAAATAGATCAATGAATAAAGCATTAATAGTAAATAAATTGATTAATGATAAGATTATAGAAAAAGCAAGAACAGATTTTAAATTTTTTTGTAAAATAATAGGAAATGCAATAGATCCAAATCATATTTTTAATGATAAATATCAAAAAATATTAATTGATAATACACAATATTTTTTAAATAATAAAGATTTATTTACATATTTTATTGAGGCTCCTATAAGGTCAGGTAAAACAGAAATTATAACAACTTATAATATTGCAAGATTACTTACAATACATAAAGATAAAAAGTTTTTAGTTGCAACTGGTTCAAAGAAATTGAAAACTAAAATTATAAGAGATTTATTAAGATTATTAAATTCTTCAATATATAAAAAATTATTTAATTTAGAAATAGAAATATCAAATCAAGAGCAGATGACTTTTAATAATGGATGTAAGATTGATTTTATAACAGCAGGTTCAGCAATCCCAACTGGCGAAGGTTATCATTTTATATTCTTAGAAGATTTTTTAACAAGAACGACTTATTATAGTCTTGCAAAACGAGAAAATGCTTTTGAACAATTACACGGTGTACTTGGTAGAAAACAACATGACCCAGCTACTAAAATTATTGTTTGCAATCAAAGATTTGGTGAAGGAGATTTAAGTGAATATCTTGCAAATTTATATAAAGAATTTAATGTGAATGTTTTAAAAATAACAATTCCGTATATTTTTAGAATTGACACAGAGTATATATTACCAACAACAAATGAAATTATACAATTTAAAGAAAATGAATTTTTAGTGCCTTGGTTTAATCAAAAAGAAATGCAACGAACTATCGCAGAGCTTGGAGGAATGTATGCCTTTGAAGCAGAATGTCAGCAAAATCCACAAGTAAAACAAGGTCAGTTCTTTAAAAGAGAACTTATTGAATCGGTGCAAGTTCCTATATCTTTAATTAATGAAAAGAAAGGTTATTATGTTATTTCAGTAGACACGGCAAGTGGATTGGATGAATCTAACGATTTTACAGCAATTACAATATTAAAATGTATTCAAGAATATCATGGTTATGATATATATGTAAATAATATTATAAGATGTAAATTAACAGGTTATGATTTATGTCAAAAAATTAAAATATTGTCTTTAGAAACTTATAAGAATAATAATATGATTTTAATAGAAGAAAATCATATTGGAAGTACTTTAATAAACTTTTTAAAGAATGATTTTAATATTGATGCAAAAGGAATTAAAAGAACTGGTGGAATGAAAACAAATAATAATGAAACTTTAAAAGAAGATATGGCAATGAGTATTAATCTTAAAATGCATGAAAGAAGATTATTTTTTCCGCTTGATAATGAAGTTAATTTTATGTATGATTTAAAAAATGAAATGTTTAGTTTTCCATATGGAAAACATGATGACCAAATAGACAGTATTGCTAATGCAATTTATTATTTAAGAAAAATTAATGTTTATTAAGTTTTTAACAATATTTCCGCAACTTATTTCTAAATTGCGGAATTTCTAAAGACTATCAAGTGACACTGACTAGCAGGAGAACACAATAATCTTTTACTTATCAAGTAACTAGTATTTTTTGTATTGATAAGGCACATTATTATAATAATCATAAAAAATTCATTGTCAAGAATTATTTTACTTTTTAAAGAAAATTAGTAATTTGAGTTGATAATTAAAATTCTATTTATTGAAATAGATAAAATACAAATCAAAAATATTTAACATAAACAGTTTTTGTAAAAGGAACTAAATATTCTGCAACTTTTTTTATTTTTTCACCGATATTTTCTGCAAGAATAAAAGGTAAAGTATATGGTAAAACATCGGCATTTATTGAATTTGGAACATTAATATAAAATTTATTTGCTTGATGAGATTTATTACTACATAAAACAAATGGTAATGTATAAGGCAATGTTATATTATCCAACCCAGTCTGTATATACCATCCACTTCCAATTAACATAGGAAATAATTTTTCTAATAAATTAATAAAATCAGTTTTCTTAACAATTTTAAATCCAAATAATTTTAATACAACTAAATTAATTCTATCTTGTAAATTAGTAGGTATAAATGTAAATATTGAATCAGGAAGTCCGACCAATTTTTCCCAATAAGATATTGTTTCTTCTGTTGCACTCCATATATCAAGTTGTTTTGATAATGAATCAACTCTATTTATTGTTTCTAAGTTTGCTAATGCAAAAACTCTAAGAAATTTTCGTAGTTCTGTGTTTTCAATATTTTTTGCTTCCCAGAATTTACCATTTGGAACGGATGATATTAAGATTGCTAATTCTTTGTCTATATTTGTCATACTAATTTGTTATTACTGAAATTAAATCAGGATATTCGTATATTTGTGTATTTATATTATTTGTTATAATTCCATTAACTCTACAAACAATACTATAATCAATGATTTTTTGATTATTATAACTACTTTTTGAGACTATATTGTAATATGTTAGTTCTGAGATATACTGACCACCTTTTACATAATTAGTAAAATAATCTATTAAATTATTTCTTATTGATTGTTTCATCCCTTCGTTATTTGGCACAATATCATTAACTTCAAAACTAACTTCTAATTTTTCAAAAGAATTAATATGATAATAATTAGAATCTGTAAATGGTAATGTATTTTCATTTATATAATCTTTATATGTTATTAACTCTGTTGGAGACGGATATTTATCAGTTGTATTTTTTAAAATAAACAATGAATTATAATCTGAGTTTGGAATCATTATAACATTTGTACTGCAAGTTAAGTCTTCCAATGTATTATTTCCAACATATAGAATAATTTTATTAATATCTAAAATATAATATACTTTAGCATAAGGTTCAAGTCCTGTTGGAATATTTAAAACAGATTCTATTGAATTAAGAATTTTAACATCTTCTCTTATAGAATTAATATTGTGTGGAATTGAAGTCTCATAAACTCTATATAAATCATTATTATACTGTGGTAACATATTTTTTTCAAATGTTGTTAATTTTCTAATTGATGACACAGGAACTCTATAAGAATAATTTTTTACTAATTTTACTTGTTTAATATCGTTAAATTTATCTTTTAATGTATTTTCTATTAAAGATGCAGAATAATCATTAGTATTGTTAGCAAATTTATTCATTACTCTGTTTGCATAATTTGTTAATGTTTCCTCGTCAGAACCACCAGTAATATCAACAACTAAACAATAATCATTAATATTTGTTAATGTTGTAGTAATTTGTAAAGAAATACCATTATTTAAATTAGTAACTGAACCAGATTCATTGCAAATAAGATTTAACAATGCAAAATTACTACTATATTGAATTACACCAGTTGCAGTAACAGAACCGCTGTCTTCTACGATGTAGGTAAATTCATCATTATCTATTACAACAATTGATATATCGTTACGATTAAAATTATTTTCATTTGCTCCGCTAATTGTTAAAATCGTTCCAGTTGCTAGGTTATGGCTAGAAGATGTTTTCACTGTTGCTATTGTACCATTTCTTGTTATTGAAAATATATTTTGCTGATTTAAAGTAATTGTTGCGTCGGAGATAACTCTATATGTATTGACACCATTAGTAAATTGAATTCCATTTGTTATTATTGCTCCAATATTTCCTTGAATTAATGCATAACCTATTGCACTTGTTGCTTCGTTTTGAGCGATTCCTATTACATTGCCAGTTAATCTTAATTCTTCTATTGTTTGCCTTTCAATAAGTATTTCTTTTAAATATTGTTCTTCTATGTAATTTCTTTGCAAGAATAATGCCTTTGCATATGCATTTAATAACCCATAAAATCCACTTCGTTTGTTAATATTTCTACCAGTAATTGATATATAATTAGCTATTAAATTATTTAATATTGTGTCAAATGTCATACAACTATAACTTCTAAAGTATTTTTTGTATTATTTATAAATAATGTAATCAATAAAGTCAATGTTTTTTGTATTAATTTATGTTCAATTTCAATGTTTTCAACATAATTTTCATTGATTAACCATTTTAAAGAATTTAGTGTAAATGATTTAATAAGTTGTATATCATTTGTTGTTGCCTTGTCTTTTATCCAAATCAGCGAACCTCTTGAAATATCTAAAAAATAACTTCCACCTCTTTTTATAATTGGAAAACTATTTTCTAATCCAATTCTTTGAGTTTCTAGCAACGATATTAAAATAGGAGTTTCACCAGTTTCCTCTTCTATATATGTATTTGTTATATTGTCAATTGCAAAATCATATATACCGTTGTTTCTTTCTATCTTAAAATCGTGTATAGGTTTTTTTAACATATTTGATATTTAATTTATTTTTATTATTTGCAATAATTTTATTGTAATATAAATGAAGGACAAATAAATATAGACTGAATGTAACCTTGTTGTTTATTAAAATTAAATGTAATACCACTAATAATAAATGTATTTAAATTATTTCTTTTATTATCTATAAGTTTTGAGGCAAATAAAATGTCTGTTATATTAATATAAGCACCTATTAAATATTTAATATTTTTTCTATCTTTATCAATAAAATTGTTATTACTGTTTAGTTCGCATATTATAGACAATCCTTGTGAAATATTGGTCTCACAAATATATCTTCCAATTTCTTTTAATGTTTCATGCTGAACTATGCTTTCTTTTTTTTGAAAGTTTTTATATTCAACATTTAAAGCATTTTTTAAACTATTAGTTATTTTTTGAATTGAATCATTGTCATTTTTATACCATAATTTATTAACATCAATTTTATGTGTTGCAAATGAACTACTTGATTCACTATCATCTAAAGATGAATTTGAATATAAAGAAATTTCATCATACATTTTACTATAATCGCATTCATAATTAAAATCTATTGTATCTTCTTGATTAATACTAGGAATTTGATTTGCTAAAAATACATTATTAACATAATATCCAGTATCAAGAAAATATAAATAAGTTATGCCATTGAATGTTAATGTTGTAATGTGAACTGAATTTTGATTTGCTAATTTTTCAATATAATCATAAACATACATAGATATTTTAGGTTTTCTTTCCGAACTATCGTCGTCTTCGTTTTGCATTTTAATATTTTTTCTACTTGGTAATAATATTGCAAATTTTAATTTTCCTATTTGTATTCCATCATATAAACCTATTTTAATTAATGAACCTATATTATCTTTTAAAACATTTAAAATATGTAAATTAAAACTATTATAAGTATAGGATTCTTTAATTTCCATTTGTTGAATTGTTAAAAAATGTGTTACATCAACAAAACTAATAGTAATTGTTTTATCTTTAAGTGGATTTAATTTAAATGATAATACATAACCATTCATTTTTACATCATTATCATTAAAATTAATACTTCCATCTTGATTTAATTCGGTATAATATATTTTTACTGGCTCAAATTTACCTAATAATAAACCAGTATAATTAAAAGTTATATCAATCTGTCCGTTTGTTTCAAAAATATTATTTCTGCCACTAACAGTTTCAATATACATTCCATAATCTCTTAGTGTTTTATTGCTATTTAATAACAAAACTTCAAATATTTTCATAATTATATTATAACTCTTACATTTCCATTTAATATTCTTAAATCTGTTTGCTCTGGATTCCATTTATATATCATATCTAAATTATCAATATTATTATAAATTTGATAACAAAATTCAATTGGTGTAATATTGTATAAATTAAAATTAACAAATGGTCGCAATGTTTCTTTTTTATTTATTAATATTATATTTGTATAATTTATAGTTTGTTGTAAAAGTGTCGTTAAATCTATATTATCAATAAAAATCATTTTATTATATAAATTGTTAATATCTATAATTCTATTCTCTATTTCTTCTATTGAATTGAAATCTGTAATACCACAATTTATGCAAGTATCTATAAATATAATTGATAACATATATTCATTGATTGGATAAGTTGCAAAATAGTTTTCATTTGATAAATCACTTTTATCTTTACTAAAATTATCAATTTCAAATTGAGTTATTAGTTTAAATAATAAATTAAATTGCTCTTTTGTATCTTGAGTTAAATTATTAAAATTATCTATAATAATATCAAATTGAATTGTTAATTCATTTGGTAAATTGATTAAATTATTTAAATTATTTAAATTAGTTTGTAAAGTATTTTGTAATTCTGTAACTGCACTTAGTGTATTATTTACTGTTCTAGTTATTGCTATCATCGTTTCAGATATTTTAGAAATTTTAGATTTTACTGTATCAATTGTATCTATTACTGTATAATATTTATTTAAAAAATTTTCTAAAATATCTGATTTAATTATTTCTTTTAAACTGTATAAATCATTAACTGTTATTATATTTGATTGTAAAGTATTTGTAGCAATAACAGATTCTTCTAATGTTAATATATATTTTGTATATCCAATTGACTGAATATTAAAATATCCCTCTACTTTTTTTTCTGTTAATATTAACGGTTTATTAATAATTGCAATATTGTTTGAAACAGTTGGAAAGGTACAGTATAAGTAATCAGATTGACATATATCGTTAAATTTTTCACAATCATTATATGCAACTAATATATTAACTATATATATTGATTCTTTCCGTCCAGTCTTTACTATATTTCGTCCAAATCCAGGTATATCAAATTTTGCATAAGTATTATAATTTCCGTCATCATTAATACTCTCAATTAATATATTGACTTTATTATTTATTGTTTCTTTATTATTAATACTCGCAGGTATTAATTTATTAATATCGTATGCCATAAATTATATATTTTATTTTAATTTTAATTTTCAATGAATATTATTCAAGCTAAAATAATAAAAATTCAAATTAATCCAAAAGCTAAAAAAGAAAGTGAAAAAAGATGGTTTGTAAATTGCAATGCTTATCAGAATGGAGACAATGTTATACAATATAACAATATTTTATTAATTCACAATAATCAATTGCCAAAAATTGGAGATGTTGTATTATTATTTAGTAGTATATATGAAAAACAATCATTTTGCTTTCCAATCTTAGATTTAAAAAATTTAATACAATCAGGTGATAGTTTTCTCGGAGATTTAAAAAATAATAATAAATTATTAATTAGAGATGGTAAGATAGAATTAAAAATGAATAATGTTAATATTCAAGATAATATAAGTAAAGAGAGAGAAGAGGATATTAAAAGACAAAATGCACTAAAAACAGTATTAACAGCATTAATGAGTATTCCTGAACTTGCAAGCATAAATGCAATTATTACAACAGCTATTGAAACAATTAATGAATCTATCGCAAATTCAACTACTTTAAAAACTAATTTTGATAAAACTTATTTTTAACCATTATTAATATCTCTTTTTTTAATATTGATATTTTTAACATCATTTCCTTTGACTTTAATATCTTGTGCTGTTGCTTTAATATTTTTATCTTTTGTATCTATTTCTAATTTTACCGATATTTCATTTTGATTTTTATTGGTTGTTATTAATTTATTATTTTGAAATGTTTCTAAGATATTATTTTGTTTGATTGGAATAAATGATTGCATTGGATTTTGTGTAATAGGTTTCTTTACTAAGTTTTCTTTTTGCAATTTTTCTTTTTGTAAAAATTTGTTTTTATTTTCTTCATATTCTATATTTCTTTTTTCTACTTCTTTTTGCCAATCAGCAAATCCTTCTTTAGTAAATATTTTCGTCCATTTTAAGGACATAATTGACTTTGCTATTTCCCATATTGCAGTTAATGTATTAAGAATCGTAGCCAATGGTTTATCCCACATAACAAAAGCTTCTCCTGTTGACATAATAGAATTTTTTAATCGTTCCCATGCTCCGTATGTAGACTGTAAAACTATTGCATTACCTCGTTCTGCAAATCTTACTTTATCATGTGCATTTTTATATTCATTCATTTTATCAATTAAAGATGTTAATAAAATTAATGTACTACCAGATTGTGTTGAAAATATTGATTGTATTTTTCTATCTTTTTGTGTTTGTGTCATTTTATCTGTTTTATTTTTTATAGCTTCTAAAACATTTATAAATCCTTTAGATTTTATATCTAAGTCTTTAAAATCTAAACCTAGTGTTTTAGATAATTTTTTTCTTTTATCAACATTACTAAATTCTAATAACATTGCATTAAGTCGCGAACCAGCTATATTTCCTCCATAACCAGCCTCTAATAAATTTGCATATATAGAAGAAGCATCTTTTAATGAAATGTTATTTTGTTTTATTGATGCAACTGAATTTTGTATAAAAAATAAATAATCAGTTAAATTACCTTTTGTTTTATCAAAAGAATATGCAACCTCGTCAGCTATATCTTGTAATGTAGTATTTCCACTTTTTATACTAGTTGAAAATGCATTATATACATCGCCATAAGTTTGAGCCGCTTCAGTAAATCCTTGTTTTGTTGAGCCAGCAATATTTTTAACATGTTCAATAGAATCTGAAACAAGATTAACATTTCTTAATCTTCTTGAAAGTTCAAATGTTCCATGATACATTTCAGACATTGAAACAACACTTCTTTTAGAAACTTCTGACATTTTAGTACCCAATGCTTCCATTTCTCCGCTTGTTGCATGTAATATATTTTGCATTGAAACTAAATATTTACTTCTTTCTATAAGATAATTAAATGTTGATTTAATGCCAACATAAGCCAATGCTAATGTACCTAATCTTAAAATTCCATTTTTTGCCCAATTAAACATTCCGTTACCAGATTGCTTTAGTTCGTTATTTGCATCAGCTAATTTTCTTTCTTTCTTACTCAAACTGTCTGTTGCATTACTAATTTTATTAAGATTTTCACTTGCTTTATCTTGAATTTCTATTATTTGTGTTGCAACTAAACTAGTCATTGTTTATTATTTTTAATATCTTCTTCTATTACTTTTATTAAAGAGTTTTTAATATCAAGAAATTTCATAAAATCCATTAACATATAATCATCCCAATTGTATCCGTGCAATTCTCGTTGTAATCTTATTATATCGTTTTTTAATCTATCAATATCAAATTTATAACAATATTTAGCAATATTATATATATCCAATCTTTTAATTCTATTTGCTAATGATTTTGTAAATAGATAAAAATATATTATTTTGAACTGATTATAAAATCTTTTATTGAATTTACAACACTTTGAGTCAATAAAGTATATGGTTGGAAAAAAAAAAAGTTTGTTATTAATTCCATAATTGCCATATAGTCTATATTTGAAATAGGCATATTTTCAGTATTAAATATATTTGCATTTAAAATATAGCCTTTTTCTGTTGTTAATAAACCCTCTTCTAATATCATCAAATAAACTTCATTTTCTAATTCTGCTTTTATACTATTTTCACTAATTGCTTTTGATAACATTTCAAGCATTTCTATTTTAATTTTTTCATCAAGTGGTGTATTTGTGTTAATTTGTTTTATTATATTTTTAGAATTTATCAACATTACTTTTTCTTCTATTGCAGACATAAAACTAAAAGATTTTCCAGCACTGTTTAATTTAGGTTGTAAATGCCTTCCAACTGGCGGATTGATAATAATTTTATTAATTATTTCATCTATTTGTAAATTATCATCGTTAATTATTAATCTAACTGGATTTAATAATGTGTATTCAATAGACTTTGTATATTTATCAAAAATATCTTTATTTAATCCAAATTTTAACATAAATTATATATTGATTTTAATTTTCATATATTAATATTTAATTATCAAGTTAAAATTTATGTTAAATAAATTAAAATATTTATTAATTGCATTATATCCAATTATCATTATAATAGATATATTATTTGCTATTTACTTACTAATAATTTTATTTATAAATGAAATAAAATATTCAAAAAAATTTACTTTTAAAAATGTTAAAGATATTTGGAAGTATTATAAATTTATAATTAATGTTCAAGATGAAAGAAAATAAAGTGATAAAATATTTTAAAAATAGTATTAAATCTGTAACAGATTATTTTATAAATAGCGGAGATAAAGAAACAAAAGAATATTTAAGAGGTTTTTTAAATAACTATAATAGATTACAAAAACACGAACAAAATCTTTACAATTATTTTCAACAAAAACTTCCTTACATTCATTGCACCAATGATATAATTTCATTGTGTTTAAGAATTATATGTGAAAGAATAAATTCATTTAAAATTAAAGTTTATACAGAAAACGGAGATGATAAAAAATATATAAATAATCATCCATATTTACAATTATTAAAATATCCAAATAAAACTAATCAAAGAACATTTCAAGATTTTAACAATGATATGATAAAACAATATTATTTTTATGGCACTGTTTATTTGCAATATGATATTTTAGAAAAATCATTAAAAGTTATTAATCCAAGAGACTGTTTGTTAATAGAAAAACAAAAATATATATTAAGAAATTTAGAAAAAATGCCAATAGATATTGATTTGCAAGTATCTTTAATAAATGAAAATAATACTATTATAAATCAAATATTACATTATTCATATGATTTTAATAAAAATTATTATATTTGCAAAGAAAATGAAAATTTATTATTATATCGTATAAATGATAATAGATATCAAAATGATACTTATCAAAATACTTCAATTGTAAGTTCAATGTATTCATTAATAGTTACTTATGATAATGTATTACAATCTTTAAATCTTCATGGTAGCAATGCAACAAATGGTAAGTTAATTTTACCAATTATTTCTCAATTTGGTGGTCAGGAAGCATTAGCAAATTTTAAAAAAGAGTTTGAATCTGCATTGCAAGGAATTACAAATACTGGTAAAGTAGCATTTTATCCAATTCAGTCAGTTGAAGGTAAGGGAAGCGTGTCTTCAATAGATATAAACACCGCACCAAAAGATATGTTGTATTTAGAAAATATGCAAGAAATAAGAAAATATATTTGTCAAGATTTTGGAATACCTGACCAAATATTAGATGCAACAAATGTTAATTATAATTCTGGCGGAGGACGAGATTCGGCTAATATAGATTTTAGTGAAAGTATGGTTAGCTTACAACAAAATTTCATGAATAATATTGCATTATTTTTAAATTCTATAGACAATAATGAAAAACAATATTTTATTTATTTTGAAGTAGATAGGTTGTCATGTAGTATATTATATGATAAAGAATTGCAAAAACTTGAAAAATTTAAAGATATAATGAGCCCAGATGAAAGAAGAAAATTAATAAATTTACCTGAATTAGAAGATGGAATTGGAAAAAAAGTTTATGTTAATGGACTTGTTAGCCCTCTTGGAGAAAATAATATTGAGATGCAAAATGATAATATACAGAGTAATTATATTAAAGAAAATAAAAGTATTTTGTTTTCTAAAGAAGAGTTAGATAAATTCTTAGAAGACGAATATAATATATGATAGGGAAGCCAACAAAAGAAGAAAAAAAGAAATTTAAATCATGGCTAGAAAAGAATAGAAATATAATACATAATAGAAATATTTCAACTTTTAAAGTTATTTTAAATCATATTATTAACGATGTAATTAATAAATATAAATATAGAAATGATTTTAATTTAGATAAAATATTATTTGATTATCAAAAAGAAATTGCAATTGGAATTAAAAATATTTATAGACAATGTTATAAAGTTTTCAGTAAAACTCTTAGACAATCTATTGAAAATAATAAAAAATATTCATTTCTATTATATGAAAAAAAAGATGAGGACGATGATTTTGAGTTAGAAATGACTGAATTATATAATGAAATGTCAAACGAACAATCTATATATATTTTAAATACTTTAAAAAATAAGATTTTATTTTATAGTAAAAAAGCAAATATAGAATATAATATTCAATTAAATGAAAAATTAAAACAATTAAATGATCTGCAAAATTCAATTATTTCAATAACAGCAATTTCTAAAATTAAAGATTTATATAATGAAATACAAAATGATAGAAAAAATAAAATTGATAATGTTAATAATATATTAAAAGATTTGTTACAAAATAATATAGTTAATCAAACTGCGGATTTCATTGCAAGAGAAGAAATGTTAAATGGTGAAAGTATAACAAGATATAAAGAGGCAGAATATGTTAATAAACAAATAAAAGAAGAAGTTTATGCAGAATGGAATTCAATGCATTTAGAAACTTCAAGGACGACACATATGGAAGCGAGTGGACAGACTAAAAAAGTTGGTGAATTATTTATGGTTAGAAATCCAAGAACTTTTATGCCAGAATATGGTAAAGAACCAAAAGATAATAATTTTTCTCTTGAAAATAAAATAAATTGTTATTGCTTTTTAATTTATTATTTATCAAATATAAAATATATAATATGACTAGAGTAATTCCTCCTGTAAAAAATGATGGTAATACAATAAATGGTGCTGAAACAGATATATATACAGCATTTTGTCAATTTTTAAGTACAGAAGGATTAATACCTAATGGAAATACAGATGGATTAACGGGCGGTCAGGTTGCTGAATATATGAATATATGGGCTTTAAGAAGGTCTTCTAATTTTAATAATGCTACAGCTTCATCATTTCCGAATACTATAATATTAAATACAAAAGGAACATTTACTCCAATTAAATCATTAGTGGCAGATATGATATTTATTTTTAAAGCAACTGCTAATAATACTGCAGAATGCACAATAAATATTGACGGTCTTGGTGAAAAGGATTTAAAAACAAAAGATGGTGTGGATTTAACTGCTAATAATATAGTTGCAAATAGTTACTATATTATTCAATATAATGGAACTGAATTTAAAATAATATCTATATTGAAAGCAACTCAAGACGAAGTTAATAGTGCTACAGACAATGATAAATTTGTTACTCCATTTACATTACAAAACAAACTAGCAACAATTGCAAATAAGAAACCATATAGTGTAAATTCTTCTAAAATGACTTCAGGATTACCTGATTTTATTCAAATTGACAACAATAATCAAATTACAATTCTTGCAGATTTAACAAATCCACTAGTAACAACTAGTGCAAGTAATAATACAGAAATATTAACTACAAGTCAAGTCATTCCTATTGGAGTTTATGATGGTATTTATACAATTATTAAAGAAGATGGAGGAAATGCAGAAGCATTGCAAACAAGAGGAGACTTTCATGGTAGAATTACAGGTGGTACATTAATAGACCAAATTACAGGTTTAGACTGGTCTAAAGTCTCAGTTGGGCAAATTATTACAGGTACTAATGTTGCAACATCTGGAATTGTTACTGTTGCATCTTTTATTCCAAATGTTTCTATAACGATGTCAATTGCAGGAACTAATTCTGCTGTGTCTGCAAAATCAATTGATTTTAGAAATATACAAGAAGACAATGCATTACCAACAACCAATTTAGCAGATGGAATGTATGCAGTTACTATAAATCCGTTAAAATGTTATAAAAGAGTTTCTGGAGCATGGCAGGAGTCAACAATGAAAAAATTAGGTGAAGTTCAAAAAGTAGGTGGTATAATAGGTTCACCAGTTAATTATGCTTTAAATGGTGTTAGCATTATAACTTTAACAAATCCTTCCGAGAATACAAATATACAAATAAATCATAACATAGGAAGTGATTTCATTACACATGAGCAATGGAGAAAAGATGTAAATTCGCCAAATAATTGGATAAAATATGCTGATTTTACATATCAAAATGGACCTAGTGCTTATGTTAATTCCCTAGGCACTGGATGTGAAGGAATATATATAGATAAAAATAGGATGATAATAATTTTTATAGCTTATCTTCCTAGTCCAATTTCTGTCGCAAGATTGTATGTAAAAAGATTGTATTAATTATTTATTATATGTTTATTAATTATATCATAAAAAATGTTGAAACAAATGAAGTTTTAGAAGATTTAATTGATGAAATATTTGTCAATCAAATTTTAGAACAAGGCTATCAATATCAAAAAGATTGTTATACTCGTTATATAAAACCAACAAAAAAAGAAATTGATAATTATAATAAAAAGAAATCAGATAAAGAATTACAATTAATAAAAGATATTAAGATTAATAGATTGAAGGCAATTATAAATATTTTATGTGATAAAGCAATAGTAACAATAAAAAATAAAGAAATGAATGCTGATTGGGAATCAGGCATTAATGTAAATGTAACAAAAGAAACAATGAATATGAAGCAATTAGATACTATTAATTGGAAATGTTATGATAATACTTTTATTGAATTAACATTACAAGAATTAATTACTTTAGGATTATTAATATTTGAAAAACAAAATAATTATAGAAATGTAATAAAAGAAAATTATAGAATACAAATTAATAATTGTCAATCTATTGAAGAAGTCAATGCAATTGATATTGAAAGTTTATTAAATAATTAATATGATTACAATAGATTATGGAAGATGGGAAGTAAAAACTCCTGCAGTTAATAAACCTTTGACTTTAAATGATTTTAAAAGTTTTAGAAATATAGATATTACAGACACAAGTTTTGATATAGAATATCAATTATATATTGATAGTGCTATTAATTTAATAGAAAAATATTTAAATTATAATCTATTAAATACTACTTGGTATTATTATTTAAAATCATTTAATAATATTAATAGTCATTGTTTATCGCAAATTAACTCTGAATACTTTACAATTTATAACAAAGGAAATATTAATCAAATTATAGATATTAATTATTTAAAAAATAATATATGGACTTTAATTGCTGATACTGAATATAAATTTATTAAAAAACCTATTAAATGTATAGAATATGATATTTATGCAAAAACGGCATTTCCAAATGATTATGATTTATTTAATAACTTTCAAATTGAAATATTAAGAATTCAATTAATTAGTGGATTTGGAATTAATGCAACAGATATTCCAGCTGAAATAAGATTGGCATTAATACAACTTGCATCTAAACTATACGATACAAAAGGACAATGTGACAAAGATTGTAATTGTATAAATCCAGTTTTGGATAGTATAACACATTATAGAGCTGAAAAATATATATTATAATATGATAAGATTAACAAATAAAGATTATTGTTTAGCTGATTTCACTGAACATATAATTTTAAAAAATAAATCAATTAAGCCTGGTTCTTATAATCAAAATAATCCACGAATTGAATATTTAGAAGATATATCAACAAGAGCCGGTGTAATATATACTGACGGATATAGACTAAAAAAGCAAATTAATGAATTAGAGGAAATTACACATATTTTTATTTGTAGTTATGATATAAAAAAATCAAAAGTAGATTCCACTTGGACTATACAGTGGAATTATAATAATCTTGAAATTGTTAAGCAAATGTATATAGAAAAAGTTGGAAGATATGTTTGGATTGAATTTCATTGTAGATTAAAAGGCGATATTTCTATAAATAGTAATTTTTAATATGATAAAATTTATAATTAAAAAACAAGGTAAGATAATAAACTTTAGTGAAATTGTAAAAAATTTACAGCCGAAAGTACAGCAATCTTTATGGAGAACTGGGAAACAAATTAAAAAAACAGTTCAAAAAGATGCACTTATTCCAAAGAGTGGAATTAAATATAAAAATTTAAAAAGAAGAAGTTCATCAGACGAAGAAACATCTGCAAGACAAAGTGGTTCAAAAGTAAAAGCAACAACTTTTAATATTAGTAGAAATAGAATGACAATTGGAATTGATAAAAATATTAAATATGCAGAAGCTATTGAAAAAGGAACAAAACATATAAAAGCAAGAAAAGATATTGAAAAAGCAGTTAAAAAGAATTTAACTTTTGCCAAAGATGATTTACAAAAAACATTGAATTTAATAATGAATGATAATACAGTAAATTATAAATAATATGACTATAATAAGCGACGAAATTTTATATACATTAAAAAAAAAATGTCCAATCTATACAAATAAATTAACTGATAATTATAAGATTGTTTCAATTATTAAAACTATTGTTGATGCAAATACTTTTGATTTTATCATTGAAACAGATAGAAATATTGAAATACAACAAGAAAATCAATGTTATAGAAATATTAAAGTTGGCGATGCTGTTTGTTTATCAAATATCAAATATCAATTTAAATTAAGTAAAATTAAAAAAGATGAAAGTAACTTGTATTCTTATAGAAATCAAACTACTATTACAGCAAACAATATAATAAAATTTTATAATGGAAATGAAATTGAAATAAGTAATGTTGTAACAGATACGGCATACAACGGGATTCACGAATTATTACAAATTGATAATCAAGCATTAATATTTCCTAGCGATAAAATATTTAAGATTAATATAAATCCTGCTATTAATATTATAACAAATGAAATAAATAATGAAGGTTATTATAATCTTAAATTTTGGAACTCAGCACAAGTTTATGGTTCTTTAAATGATTATCATGAAGTAAAAGAAATAATATCAAATACATCTTTTAGAATAAGAATACAAAAGAATAATTCAATAGATAAATATTTTTTTACAAATGATTATGATAATTTAGATTTAACAGAAGCAGAAGTGCGAGCAAATCCTAGAATTGCCAACTATGCAACAGAAGAAAAAGCAAAAGAAATTATTGAAAAACAATTTGAAGAATCTAACAACAATTGGTTAATTATTACATTTAAAGAAATTTCACATGGTAGCCAAGGAATTTCAACAGAAGACCAATCAATTTATTTTAATCAAGGTTTTAGATTACAAAGAGACTATATTATCAATATAAGATTATATTCAAATACTGGCACTGAGGAAACTTCTGATTATGATTTTATTTTATTACAAGATAATATTCAAATAGCAATTAATATTAGTTTATTAAATCAATATATTACAACATCGTTTTTAGAAAATAATAATTTTTCTTATTTAATATTACCATTACAATTTTCACAACCTATTAGAGAGACAAGAACTTTAATTTATCAAGACTTTCCATTTAAAATAACTACAATGATTAATTCTGATGATTTACAACAAGTTAAAGAATTTGAAGTTCCTTTACAAGAATTTGATTTAAAATTTTATGCCGATAATATAGAAGACGAAGGATTTAATGTAAGTAATAATTTATTACAATAAATTTATAATATATATTATAACAATACTACATAAAATACTCATAAATGATTTTACAAATAATGTTTTTTCATTATATATATCATTTACAATAGTAGATACAACATATCCAAAACTTATATACAATAAATTATCAAATAAGTGAATCATAAAAACAAAAAAAAAAAAATTATTTATTATTTAAATAATGACTAATCAAATTATTTAAATTCTGTATTGTATCTGGTGTCATTTGTTTAATTTTTAATAAATCAAATTTAATACCTATTAACTTTAATACAGCACATAAATTAACTAAAGTTTTATCGGTTCCTTGTAATGGTTTATTTCTTTTAAGATTATATTTTATAAATTTAGATGATGTCTCCAATCTTTGTTTAATTTTAACAAATTCTTTTATTCCAATTGCATTCTCAATTAATTCAATATCATTCATATAGCTACTTTTATAAGTAAAAAGTGGTTATTAAATAAATTGTAATTAAAAATAATAATCAAGATATATTATTATATGAGTTCAAAAATAGATTTACAAAAAAAATTAGAAGAAATTAAAGTTAAATGTATTAAATCTTTTAAAGATTGTGGATATATTTTTGAAGTTAATAAAGAATATAAGTTTGATGCGGATAAAAAATTATTAGAATTTTTAAAAGAAAAAATTAATAAAAATTATTTGCAAGAAATTAAAAATTAATATATGGCTATTGTTAGTGTAAATATAAATCAAGAGCAATCTGAATTTCAAGGAAATAACAGTCCTTCAATTTTAGTCTGTGGAGTTAAGAGTACTCTTGGACTTGCAAATGAAGGTCAGGTTATTGAGGTAAATGGAGAAAATGATATTATAAATAATTTTGGAGCAACTTCACATATAGCACAAGCATTAAGATATCAATTATTAGTCAATGACAATAAATATTTTTTAGGCACAGATAGAGTAAAAATATATGGACTTGCTGTAAATGAAGAATCAACAGGAACGCAATCATCAAGAACATTAACATTAGCAGGAACTACATTCGTTGCACATACAAGAAAAATTACTGTATATGATGAATATTTATACACAGTTTTAATAGATGTTTTAGAGATTGATACAATAACAACTCTTGGTGTAAAAATTAAAGCCGCTTTTGATAATTACAATAATTTTCCATTTACAACGACAATAAGTGGAACTAGTGGAGAAATTTTAACATTTACTTCAATATTAAAAGGAAGTATTTATAAAGATTTTGTTATTGCAGTTGATGGATATGTAAATGGCTTAACATTAACAATTGGAAATATTACAAACGGAACTCTTGTTAAAAATACAATGAAAGCATTTATTAAAAATGCAATTGACAATCAAACTAAAAGATTTTGGTATATTAATGTTGATGAAGCTTTTTTAACTGCCGATGCTACTATTTATGATTTAATAACAAGTTATAGTAATTATTCAAGGAATGCAAAGCAATTACAATTAATTGGATGTAAATTTGACACAAAAGAAAATCTAACTTCATTTTTAGCAGGATTTAATAATAAAAATATTTCTTATGTAATACAATCAACATTGACTGGTAGTAATGCAAAAGGTAAAAATTTAATTAGTGAATTCAATGTTGCAAATATTATAACTGGATGTTATGCAAGAAAAAATACAATAGATGCTTCTGTGTCTGATTTAGGATTACAAGGAAGTGGTCAGTTAGCAAATTTACCATTATCAATTGCAGGTTTAGTTATTCCATATATTAATATTCAAAGCGAATTTACTAATGATGATATAATAGCATTAAGTGATTTAAATGCTGGTATTTTAGTAAAGAACAATGATAGCAATTATGTTTCATTATTGCAAGGAATTCCAGACCATAGAACTACATTAAAAACATTAACAAATGGTGCGAATGCAATATATAAATATTTTGGAGATGTTGATAATCAAGCATATTGTCAAGATTATTTACAAAATTCATTTAATATTGATTTTTTTAAAAAGACAATAACAAGTCAAAATATTAAAAATGATAATCAAATTAATAAAAATAGAGCGGTTAATTTAATAATTTATAGATTACAAGAACTTGGAAATTTAGGATTAATTGCTTATAGTGATGAAGTAGAAGAAAGATTAATTAATGAATTAAATAGCTCAAGGGGCATAATAATAAATTATATAAATAAAAGCATTACAGGTTCATCTAGTATTGCATTTATACAAGAATTATTAAGTGTGATATTTAATATAGTTCCTTTAAGTAATTATAATGATTAAAATATATGGGTAATATTAACAATACATCGCCATTTTATGTAAATTTCAATGGTTCTTTTAAATTGCCTTATGCTCAAGATGGAATTATTCCTCTTGAAAATTCTATTGCAATTAAGGGTATAGTAGGTCATCTTGGAAATGGACAGGTAAAAAAAGATACAATTCAAGAATTAAAATCAAATGGAGGTTATAAAGTTAAACTTTCTGTTATAGATTCAACTTTATATAGAAGATTAAAAGCAATATATAATTATTGTCTTACAGGAAATACAATTGCAATAGAATATGGTTCAAACAAAATAAAAGCTCAACTAGAAAATTTACCAGAAGGTTTCCGTGAAGGTGCTGAAGGTTTAGAATTTATGTTTATAGAAGTTAATTAATTTATGGAAATAAAAAGAATTACTACATTACAAAATCAAATGCAAGAAGTTAATGATATCAATCTTAATGATTGGGAAGGTTTTGTTAATGATAAAAAAGAATTAGAAAATTTTAATACTGAAGAAAAATATTTAGTAACTGGATATGCATCAACTTGGGATTTAGAACATCCAATCAATAATCAAGCCGATAGAGTAATGCCGAATGCTTTTGATAATATTTTAAATGATTTTTATCAAAATAAAACAACAATTAAAATGTTATCTCAACACGAAGCTCAGGAGACACCACTAGGAAGGGTAATAGGATTTAAAAAAGATGCAAAAGGATTGATGTATTTAGCATGGGGATATAAAAATGCAGTAGATGAAAAAGGGCAAAAGTTTTATGATTTATTAAAAGATAAATTGCTTGACACTTCATTTGGATTTTCTGTTGGTGAATATAAAAATACTAAAGAAGGAAATATTGATGTTAGAAATATTTTAAAATTTGATTCAGTTAGAGAAATTTCTTTAGTAACATTCCCTCGTAATAAAGAGGCAAAAGTTTTAAATGTAAAAGCAGAAGAAAACGATATTCAAGAAGGTATGATGTGTAATGCTTCTAAAGTTAGAAAAGCATTGCAATTGCAATATGGAATGAGTGCAAATAAAGCAAATAATATAATACAAAATATGAAAAATAAAAAATCAAACGAAGAAGAAATAAATGAATTAAAGAATCAAATAAATGAATTAAAAAATTCTTTAAATGAATTGAAATCACAACAAATAACTCAAAATAATATAGAATCTGATGATGATATATTAACAGAATATGGACTTTGATAGTCTAGCCCTTTTATAGGGCTACCTTTATGGTATAAAACTAATTTTAATCTTGTATAGATTTTTTATTATTATTATTTTATGTCAACAGAACAAAAAAATGAAAAATTAAATCAATTAAAAAATGATTTAAATATTAAATCTGATATTCAAAACGAAATTCAGGAATCTCAAACAATCAAAGCTTTACAAGAAGGAATTGAAAATTTGAAAAAACAAAATGAAATTTTACAAAATGAAATGAAATCTTCAAATAACAAAACTTTAGATATGAATACTAAACAACAAAAAATTGATTTTATTGATAAAGAAGCAAAATCAATGATTTTAGAAAATTATACTGCTGGTGCAAAAGATAAATCTCAACAATTTAGTATTAAATGTAATTGGGAGGAAAAAGCTTATAGAACTGATATAAATGCTCTTGGAGGTTTTGGATTAAGACCAACAATGGAGCAATTACAAAATATTACAAACTATCCAAATACTGAAAGTTTAATAGATAAAATGGATGTTCAAAAGGTTGCAAATTCAACTGGTGTTTTAATTCCTCAATATAAACATAATTACGATGAAGTAGCAACACAGAGAGCAGAAGGCGAGGCTTATACTTTTAGTGATGAGGCTGGTATTTTAAGTTTATTACAAATTGAATTACATACATTATCAAAAGGTTTTAAAATAACAAATAAGGCTCAAAGATTGCAACCTGAATTAATGTCTCAAATTGAAAGTCAATTACAAAGAGATGTTAAAAGAATGTTAATAAGAAATATTTTATCAAAAACTTCAACATTGAAAGCAGTTGAATCTATACATCAATTTTTATTAACAGAACTTGGTCCAGTCGGTGCAACAGGAAGTCATTTAGTTCAAACTGCTTCCGCAACTACATTAGTGTTAAATGATATAGTTGAAAAAATGTTAAATGTTAATACTTTCCGTATGGAAACTGCTCAAAATAGTGTTTTAGCTATTTCAAAAGGTTTTATTAATAGTTTAACTTCCTATAAAAATGACTTTGATTATATTAATAAGAAATTTATTAAGAATGGAACAATTGATTTAGGATATATTACAATTCCTTATTTTATAGTTGATGACGAACAAATTATGTCTTCTTCAACAAGTGGTAGTTTATGTGCTATGTTATTTAATCCTTCAATATATTCATTAAGAGTAGATTCTACATCTGAAATGTTAACAATGACAGAACCTCATATTTCACATAAAGACGGATTAAAAGAAGTTTTATATAGTGCTGATTGGGCTGGAAAGTTCACAAATCCATATAAAGCTGTTGGTTTATTAATTCAATAATTATTTTTATTTTTTATTTTTTATTTTTTTATGACTTACGACAAAGCTTCAATTGAAAAGATTGATATTGAAAAACTTACTGTTGGTGCAACAGCAACATATTCTAAAATATATGATATGAACGATTATGAAGCTTGTACTTTTGCATTTATAGCAACTACTTTAACTGGTTCTGCACCAGATAAATGGGCAAAATTAGTTCAAGCTGAAACTTCAAGTTCTTCAACTTTTGCATCTGATATTATAGAATTTTCTAATCCATCAGATTATTCTAAAAGTAATTCTGCAAATTTAACTGATGATGCATTAACTCAGTTAAAAGTTGATACAATAGATATTACCAAAAAAACATCTTTAACTGAAAAAATAACTTTAAGTAAAAGATATATTAGATTTAAAGTTCAAGCTGGAACTAATGCTAGTGAAATTATAATAATCATATTGAGACAAAGCCCTAAAAAAGCTCCTGTTAATCAATAAATAAGTAAGTGATTTACATAGCCCAGTTTATATAACTGGGTCTTGTTAATTTTTTATTATTATTTGTTATTATGGCAAGACCTAAGAAAAATATTCAAGACATTGATATTAAAGAGAAAGTTGAAATTATTAAAACAATTAAAGAAGAAGATAATATTCAAGACATTGATATAATTGAAATAAAATATCAAATAATAGCAGATAGTGAATATTTAAAAAATCTTTATAAGATTAATGAAATAGTAGATAAAAAAGAATTAATATGTAAATTAGGTTTGCTTAGTTTCCATATTTTAAGAAGTAGAAATTTAATAAAAATATATGAATAAAATAAATCCAATATCTATTATATTAGTCGCAGGTAATAATACTAGTAGAGAAATAGATATTTATCAAGAAATAGAAGGTAGAAGATTATTTTTTATTTCAAGCGGTTTCACTGGCACACAGGCAATTCCAATTGAAACAGTAAAAATACAAATTAAAGTAAGTGAAAATACTGGTTGGCAATATGTAGCTAATAATTCGTTAGATTTTACTCATTTTAGTATAACAGAAAATATAGCTTGTGGATATATAGAATTGCCATCTATTTGTAAAATAAGATTAATTGCAACTGGAATAGTTGGAAGTAATGAAATAAAAATTGATTTATCTTATTAATAATATGTTTAGAAGTTTGATAAAAAATTATTTTCAAAATTTAATTAAAAATATTGTTAATATAGAAATTAGTAATTTATTACCATCTGGTAAATATGTTACCTATAATGGTAAATATGTTACCTATAATGGTAAATATATTGTAAAAAATTTATAATTTATTTATGACAATACAACAAATTGAATTAATTGATGTTATTAATGATTTAACAGAAAAAGATTTAGAAAATAATGACAGATCGTTAGGAATAAGTAATAATAATTTATCTGCACTATCATCAAATTCAATCTTATCAAGATTATCAAATCTTGAAACTTCACAAGGTAATAACAAGGGTAGTTTTGAAACTTCTTTACAATTAATAACCGCTTATCCGACACCTACACAAGGCTGGTTTGCTTATGTTATTGAAACAACTTCTCAATGGCAAGTCAATACAAGTAATGAATGGTACGACACAGAGCAAGATATAAAAGACAATTTTTTAAATAAAAACAATAATTTAAGTGAAATAGTCAATAAAGATTTGGCAAGAATAAATTTAGGAGCAAATAAATATTTATCAGCAGGTGTTTTTACACAACCAAATTATATTGATAACGGAGATGGAAGTATAACAATAGGAACAGGAGAATATAATTTTTATAATGACACATTAATTGAAAAACATCAAATAGACGGAAATACATTTACATTAAATGATAATACAACTTATTATATAGTTGCAAACTATAATAATGGAAATCCTTCTTTAGAAGCAATTACAAATTCAACTTTAATTAATTATATTACAATTGTCAAAATTTATCAAGTTACAAGAAAAGGTAATGTTTTATATGTAATTTCAAATGATGAAACTGGTAAGAATTTAATTGAAAAAATCCAATCTAGAACAGATTCATTAGAACCTTTTAAAATTAAAGATGGTTTATTATTATCTGTAATTCCAAATAATAGACATTTTTATATTTCTGCAGGAGATGTATATTACGGAAATGCTTTGAATAGTTTATTAGCAATAGATACAAATGATGATACTGTTAATTTTTGGTACCATACTGCGGGGAATTGGATTACAAATCCATTACAAGTCAATCTATTTAATAATACACAATACGATAGTGGATTAAATTTGTTGCCATTGAGTAATAATAGATATACTGTAAATTGGATTTTAAGATGTGTTAGTAATTCAAAACAAGTACATTTGATATTAGGAAGTGGAGACTATACTTTAGAAGAAGCTCAGAATAGTAAAATACCAGACTTACCACATTGTGTCGCTGAAACTTCAGTTTTAGTTGGTAGAATAATAATAAAAAAAGACGATGTTGCGACACCTATTGTTGAAATTATATCAAAATACAACTTTGTGATGACAAATGGAAGTTACGATTCTCCGACTCAATTAAACGATATTCAAAGATTTGTAAGTCCAGCAGGTAATGATTCTTATAACGGACAGATTAATAGAAAAAAAAAGACATGGGTAAATGCAGGTGAAAGTTTTAGTGGAAGTGGTGAAGTTGATTTAGAGGCAGGAACTTATAGTGAAGTTGATGTTGGTTTTACTTACAAATCATTAGGTAATACTTGGAATAGAAAAACAATAAGAGGAACTCTTGGAAGTGAAAGAACTGTATTTAATAAAGGAATAAAATTAATAGAAAATAATGGACAATTTGCAATAAGAAATATTAAGTTTGATAATTCAACTGATATTTGTATTGATATACAAACAAGTTATTTAAATGCAACTTATGTTGGCGGTCAGCATGTAATAGATGGAATTAATATCGGCGGTACTGTTACAAATCCAATTTGGTTAAAAATAGGAACAAATTATGGTGGAAGTTTTATAACAATTAATAATTGTGATTGCGGTAAAAAAATGATATATTTATCTGATTTACCTTCAGGACAAATAAGAACTGCATATCTATTAAATACTGCAAACTCAGGACTTTATGCTGGCACTGGTTGGATTGTTGCAATGAATAAAAATTCAACTAATATTATTGAATTATCAAATAATAATAATGTATTCAAAGGAGAATTTGCAAACGCACTTATATCAAGTGAAATTGAATATAATGCAATTGTAGGTCTCGGAGCTTCTGCTTATGGATTTTATCTTGCAAACTATACAAAATCAAATTCTATATCAGCAGTAAATGCAACAACAAACATATTAACAATAAATTCACACGGATTAAAAACAGGTCAACCAGTTTATTTCACAGGTAGCTTACCAAGTCCACTTATAGTTAATCAATCTTATATAGTTTATAAAATAGACAATAATAATATTTCATTATTAGATATAACAACAAATTTACCTATTGATATAACAACAACAACAAGTGGCGGAAATTGTATTGCTTTTAATAGTGGAGATTTATTATATATAACTTCAATTCCATTAATTTATAATAAGAAATTAAGTGCAGAAAATACATTTTTTAATATTTCAGATAATGAATGTTATACAAAATCACAAGGTAAATGGAAAAAAATTGCAAGTGGAGGTGGTCATGTAATACAAGATTCAAGCAATTCATTTACTCAAAGAAGTAATTTAAAATTTACAGGAGGAGTTGGTATTTCCGACGATTCTATTAATGATGCAACTATTGTCAATATACAAGGTGGAGGCGGACTCACAAAAACATTTACTTCTGCAGAAACTTTACCAAAAGGTACAATAGTACAAGTTGATAAAACAACTGGTAAAGTTAAGAATATAAAAGAAACAGTAAGTGGAGTTGGTGATAATATTGTTGATATAACCGCTCCTTTTGATATTTCAACTTATTCTTCTATAGCTCAAAGACAACCTATGTCAATTATAATGAATGGTAAAAGAGTTACTGCATTTAAAACAACTGCAGATGGAATTTTAGTGCAAGCAAGTGAAATTGACGGTTCGCAATATGGTTCTGCAGTTCATCCTGCTGGCTCAGGAACTTATCCAATTACAACATCTTATGAGGTAACTGATATAATTAAAATATCTGAGACAAAATTTGTTTTAATTGCATATGCGGCTTTTGGAAGTTCAACAAATAGAATGGTTGTAGGGAATTTAAATGGGCTAACAATAACATTTTCAAATGATAAAACAATTCTAGGTTCTGGTTTTCTTGTTGGTAAAGGAGCATTGCTTGATAGTTCTGTACCTACTTTTGCTATTTTTGGTGCTAGTAAATCTTATGGAAATACCGATGGAGGTGTATATCATTATACGTGGAGAATAAATGCAGACGATTCGTTCCAAGCTATTGCAACTCAAAATTCAACATTCGGTGGTACTTTAACTGATACTCAAGTAATTCAAGTAGATGAAAATTTATCTTGTTGGTTAATTGGTGTAGGCGGTGCATATTTAGGATTATATCATAATGTACAAAATAGAAATGTAATAAGTTCAACTACAAGCCTAGGTGCTTATGCAAATAACACTTGTGCTATTGTAAGGTTATCGGATAAAAGAGTATTAACATTAACTTTTAATAGTTCATCTCAAATACTTTATGCTAATATTTATTTATTACAAAGAAAGGGAACTGGTGAATTAACAGCTGGTTCGACAACAATACAAAATGTTCAAGGATTTGAATGGACAGGATTGCAAACTGGGCTTAATATATGTGGATTAGATGGTATCCATGCAAATGCATCAATATCATCTTTTAGTGAAGCAAATAGAACAATATCAATGAATTATAGTGCATTACAAACAACTTCAGGAGAATTTAGAGTAATACAATCTGCAATGCCGTTGGCTTTGCAAGGAGTATTTAATCTATTATCAGGAATTGGAACTATAACTTGGTTATCAGCGAAGAAAGTTGGTGGAAATTATGTTCAATTATTCTATACAACAAATACAGTTGGTGACACTCAAAAATTACAAAGTGTGATAATTGATTGTACTTATACGGATATAGTATCTTTAACTTTCACTGCAACAAAAAATGCAAATACTGTATTGACAAATGTTTCGGGGGTTGATTGGACTAAATTAAAAAAAGGTTTAGATGTAACTGGAACTGGTGTAACTGGCAAAATTGTAGATTTTAATCAATTAGATGCAACAATTACACTTAACACGGCAACTATAGGTACTGGTGCGGTAACAATAACATATTATTTGAGACCATTTATCGTTCTTAATAGCAATAAAATTATTACAACAGATTTTGTTTATCCCGATTACACTCAGCAAGTTTGGAATAAAGATTCAGTTTCACAATATTATTCAGGTAAAACATTATTATCTTATACACAAAATGCTAATTTAAATAAAATAGGTGCTGTTAATATGACTTTTGGAGATTCTTATTTTATAAATAAATCGTCAGCAATAGGGGTTTTAAATAACGATGTAGTTGCAGATAATAGTGTTGAAACAACATTACTCGGTGGATTAGCAAGTGTTTTTACAGATTTATCAATAGGATTACCTTACTATATTAATGATAACGGAGGACTGACTACAATACAAAATAATTATCAAATTGGAATGGCATTAAGCCCAACTGATTTGTTGTTAAAAAATAAATACGATTAATTTTGATTTTTTTATGTTATATTACAGAGTTTGTTTTAATAGTGATGGTAGTTATAAACATCATTTTGATATTAATGAATTTAATGACAAAGAACCTATTATTGATAACGCAGGATTGGATTACTATTATGTTGAAACCGATAAAGATATATTACAATGTAAATTAATAAATAACAAGCCTTGTTTTGATAAAACATTAAATGAATTGAAACAAGAAAAGATTAAAGAATTTCAACAAGAATACATAAAAGCTCAAAAATGTATTATAATAGATGACGACACTGTTATTGAATTAGATTTGCAAGGAGAGGGTTATAAAAATGGTTTATTTGGCAGAATAAACGAGGCTAATCATTGTGAAAATAAAATATTAGCTAATTTTGAAATAGCAGGTTTAAATTTAAAAACAAAACAATTGCAAAGATATAATTGCACGATTCATTATCAATTATTACAAATTATTTTTAGTCAAGTCAAACCTATTGCAACAGAAAACTATAATATTTATAGTGAAAATGCAGTCAACATAATCAAAATAAAAGATAATATAGAATTGATTAATTTATGCAAAATAGAATTATGCAATACTATAGAAGAATTAAATGCAATAAATTCAAAAGAATTATATAAATATAATACAACTATTGATTTAAATATATTATGTAATACTTTACTAGAAAATAAAGAAATAAGTAAAGAATTAAAAGACTTCATTAAAAGTAAAGAAATTAATAATAGATTTGATATTTTTCAATTAAAATAATGTTATATTACACTTGGTTAGAAAAAAGAAATAATAATAAAGAATACTGGGCTCATATAGAAAAACATAACTTGATTACAAATTTAATAGATTTTGTAATACGGAATTTTTCTAAAAATAATAATTTTATATCAACACACTGTTTTAAATTACTATATTATTACTTCCCGAATAATAAATATAAAATTACAGATATACAAGTAATAATGGCTTTTGTATTGTTGTTGCAAATAATAATTTCAATAAATATCAGTAATACAGTCATTGTTATATTACTTTCATTGTTATTTATTGCATTGCAATCGTGTTTATTATTTGCAGTTTATCATTATAGTAATAAAAATAAATACATTAAAAGAGGTGAAAAAAAAGAATGGCTTGTTTTGGAATTATCAAAAGAAAAAGTAGTTCATAGATTAAGTGATTACATACATAGAAATTCAATTGAAAAAATACAAGTATTTGAAATTGATAATGTTTTAAAAGATGACAATACTATTACAGACGAATATATTGAAAATCAATTATCTTTATACAAAGGTTTAGATTATGATAATAGATTATTAAATTTTGTTTGTAGTTTTATTCAATATCCTATATTAAAAGCCTGTGCAATGATGTATTTTAATAATAGATATATTAATTTATTTTTTGATATTTTAAGAGACATTAATATCTTATTCTGTGAAAAAATTATCAATAGAATTACAAAACTATTCAATTATACTGTTTTTAGTGAATTGAACCCTTGTGTAAGTAATTTATGTACCGATCATTTGTTTGCCGAAAAATTAGGAATTTTTAAATTAGATAAGAAATTTTATATTAAAAAAAATATGAATATTAATGATTACTTAGAAATAACAACACAAGATTTATATAATCTTAATGTTGCTATTGAAAATAATGTTATTTGATTTTTTTATGGAAGTGAAAGCTATTATTGGTTTCTTATTTACATTTGTGAAAAATTTTAAAGGTATTTACACTGGTAGTAAGTATTTGTTTAAAAAAATTAAATTCTTAAATCCTGCAATTAAATTTATTATTATAGTTTTATTTTGTTTCTTTATATTTGTTTTAACACCACCTGTATATTTACCATTAAAATCAGAGGGAAGTAAGCAATTAGCAATATCAAAGGCATATTTACAACAAATACAAGATGAATTAAATAATAGTATTGTTTTATTAGGGCAAATTACTTGTATAAGTGATTTTTGTATATTTACATTATATGGCAATAAAGTTAATCTTACAATTAATGAAAATCAATCAACTTCTTTATATAAAAGAGAACCACTTATCGTGTATAACAGTAAAGAAAACAGAAACAAATATACATTTCTCAAAAGATTAAAACAATTTAAGTCTCCTTCTCCAACTTGTCAAGACGGAGAAATTGAGCATTTATTTACTTGTAATAGAAGTACTTTACACACAGTTGGTCGCGAAGGTTTAAACGACGGAGGTTATTTTAAAGAACTTAGTTTTTTATTTAATTTTGAATCAACTAAAGATATGCAAAGCATAGCATTTTATACAACAAAACCAACTAATGAATTAATAGCAATGAATACAACAATAGTTGTCATTTTATTAAATCATAATGAATTTACAAGAGTTAATTATCCAAATCTTGAAAATCAATTAAAGAGTTTTATTAATGAAAACCGCGACCCTGAGACTATTAATTTTATAATCAAAAATCAAAATCTAAACGACAGAATTTTTTATAATTATGCTGAGTTTGTTGCTAAAGTAAAAGTATTATTAAATTTTAATACAAAAGTTCATTCTTTTCCAGTGAACTAAACATCCGTCCGTTGCAATAGACAAAATATAGTGAATAAACTGATTACTTGTAAAACAATAGTTGTGATATCCATAGAAACAGAGAATTACAAAAACTTACAATTAATATAAGAATTATATTTAATATAGTAATCTATAATTGTCAAGCTTTTTGTTTAAAGAAGTGTATAATTGCCAAGTATATAATTACCAGAAGTTCTATCTTATTTTCTTTTTTGTTGTTAATAAACTCCAATCATAATCATTTAAACAATTTCTTATTTCTTCTATAATTTGTTTTGTAATAACAGTTTTTTCATTTCCAATAATAATAACCCCATTCCATTGATAATAACCGTGTGATATATCAACACTTTGTGTATTAAAAAATGCAATCTTATTGTAATCATTTTTATTATTTTTCATAGGTTCAAATCTGTCAAATAAAATATCATAAAATAATTCACTTTTTTCTTTTACCTCTGCCATTGAATACCATTTTAATATACTATTATCTTGATTAATAATTTCTTTAAAGAAATTAATTGTTTTTAGATTTTCAATATTATATAAATCTTTATTTTTAACATCATATCTTACTCTTAACGAGCGAGAGGAGCCTAGTTTATCTTTTTCACTCATTGTCGGGTAACTCCATAGCCAGAATCCATAATCTTTTAACGAATTTAATTCTGTATATTTTCGCAACAATGGCATATATACTTCTTGTGTTTGATTTTCAATATTTATAAGAGCTATTACCCCGTGAAAATTATATTTTTCTTTCAAGTCATTAACATATTTTCTTGCTCTTGAAACTTCGTCTCCGCCAGTTGATTGACTAATTTTCATTGAAGTAATATTCAATTGTTTATGTAAATCAATAATAACAAATAAGAATAGTATAGTAATTAATATTAACATATTTTTAGATAATTTATTTAATAATTTATTAAGAATAAAAGATATCGGACTTATAAAAAACAAAACATATTTATTCATTTTCATTTTCAAAAATAATTTTTTCTATAAGACTTACATTATAACCTTTTGAAATACAATTGTCAATTTTTTTTTTATATTTTTTATAATCTATATTCTTATCTTTGAGTATTTTAATTATATTATTTTTATGTTTTTCTTTAATTTGCAAAGCAATATTTTCAACTTCAATATTTTTTGCAAGACAATCTTTAATAAAATCATCATAGTCTTTTAACAAAATTCCAGTTCTTTTTAATTGATTTTTTATTAATTCTAAATTATCAAAATATTTTATTTTTATTTCACTTTCGGTAATTTCTTTTTCTTTTTGTAATTTATTTTTTAATACAATTTCGTCTCTCTTTTTTTTCTCTTCTTCTAATCTTTGTAATTCTTTTTCGTGTTTGTTTTTCTTTATATTGTTATTAATTTTAATTATATATTCATTAAATTTCTTTATTAATTCCGTTGTGTTTTTTTCCAAAACTAATGAAATAATTTCTTTATAAATGCAATTATTGAATGTAGTGTCATCGTAAGATATCAACGGTGTTTTAAATAAGAATTCTATTTTATCCAAATATCTTTCATTTAATTCATTATCTTTATAAATATTTGCTAAATCTTTGCATAATGAATTTACAATATTATATTTTTTTTCTAATTTTGATTTTTTATAAAAACTATGTATTCTTTGAAAAAAGAATATGAAATCAAAATATGTAAAATTATTGATTTTTGATTTTATCGTCATTTCTATATCTTTATAAAGTTGTTGATTTTTAAAATCATAGAATATTTCACCAGTTACAATAAAACAACCGAGCATATTTGCAATATGTATTTGATTTAAATCTTGTTTATTTTCATCTTTTAATTGTATTTTGTTATCATTAATAGCTTGTTGTATTTTATTAACAAAGAAATCTAATTTAAAACTAGTTAATTTAAAATAACCTTTTGCTACTAAATCTGTTGCAATGTTTGATTTAAATAATGCAATAAAATCAATTCCGTTATCTTTTAGTTGTTGATTATATTGATTATAAACATTTTCTATTTCCCTACAAAAACCAGCTTTTGTAACAAGTAAATTGTCAATTCTATTACCTCGTATTTGCAATAATTCTATAATATCTTCTTTTTTATGATGTTTTTTATTAATGAAATTTTCTTTTTGTTGTTGTGTCATTGAATCGGCTATAGTCTCATTTGCAATATTGATAATATTTTCTAAGAATGATTGTTGTGTTTGTTTAACTTCTTTAATGCCGATATCAAATTTTTCTATACATTCTTTTGTTAAGTTAATTGTCTTTTGTTTGTTTTCTGGTTTTAATGAATGTTTTAAAAAACTTTTTAACGAATCTTTTACAATCTCTGTTTCATTTGATAATCTATTTTTAATAAAATTTATATCTTCTTCTGTTTGATTTTTATTTTTTAAATAAGTCTGATCAGTGTTATTTTCCTTATTATTACTATCTTGTATATCATTTTTATCTATTTTCTGATCAGTGTTGGGACTTATCATTTTTTGTGTATTATTATTAGTATTTTCAATATGTTTATTGGTAGCGGTGTCTATGTTAAAGTATTTAACTTTATTGATTTTAATTGTTCTTTTATAATTATCTTTAATGGTAGAAAAAATAAATTCTTTTTTGACAAGATTTGATATTACTTGACTAATTCTTTCTGGAGTTTTATCAAAAAATTCTCCAAAATATTCATTTGTTGCAATACATCCAAAATCATTATCTAAACTTGAAATTTCTATTAAAAGAATTTTTTCAAATAAAGATAATTCTTTATTAAGCCAAATTTCTTTTGGTATCCAAATACCTTTCCATTCTCTTTTTTCTTCCATAAATTAAATTTTAATAATATTTTTATCTTTTAATTGATTTCTAAATTCTTCACTTTTTATCATTTCAATAAAAATATTTTTATTATCTTTACTATCATTGTTTTGATATTGTTTTATATCTACATTAAAACTTAAATCATTAATATAATGTTTAATATTATCAAATGTTGTATTGAAATATTCACCATTAATAAGATATTCTTTTACAGAATTTAATAAATATTTTTCATTTTCTAAAAAATTAAAATGTGGTTTAGATAATATAATTTTTTTAATTAATCTTTTATGTGAAATAGCTTGATTTTTTAAATCAGAAATTCTGTTTGTTGGATTCATTGTTGATCCAATTTTAATATAATCATTATATTCAATAATATAAAAAAAACCTAAAAATTTATTATTATTCTGAAACTTCTCTATTTCTTTAATTAAAAACAAACTATTAGTAATATTAAATATTTTATAATCTGATATCATTAATAAATGCATTGGTGTAAAATCAATTTTATTTTCTATCATTGAATTTAATATATTATCATCTTTTAATTGTTCTTTAATTTCACTATAAAATATATATTTTTCTATATCTGTTTTTTGATATCTAATACATTTTTTAGATAATTTAATATATGGTAAATGTTTTTTTTGATTTCTCCAATTTTGTAATGTACCAACATCTATTTTTAAAATTTCAGATACTTCCGCTGTTGTTAGTAATATTTCATTTTCTATATTATTCATAATTATATTTCACTATATTTCATTATAACATTATTAATTTTTAATAGTCAAGAATTATTTTAAATATTTTTAAAAAAAATAAAAAACCTTATATATATATATTACTCATGTTATTAAATAATACTATTATATAATATTATTATCTGCCTAATTTTCTTAACCCCCTACCATAAAAATTTAAACCCCTTTAAAATTTTCTTAACCCACTACCATAAAAATTTAATTAATGTAAATATATATATAAATCTTGACAATTGAAAATACTTAAGATTTATAATTTTTTATGTTAACATTTGATTTTGGCACATTATCAGATAATATTGCTTATTTAGTTTTTTTTATTTCTAAGATAATAAAAAGAATATGGATACAATTTTTAATATTATTTTTATTTTTTATAGCAGATAAATTATATAAAAATTATTTTTCAAACAATGCATATAATAAAGAATTTGAACGTTATTATACTACTATTGCAACAGATAAACCTATATTATATAATATTTTAAAATATCAATTTAATAACTTTATCGGAGATACTATAATACCAGCACAATTTTTTACAGAAATTGCAGAAAATAATCTATTGGTTTATAAAAATCAACAATATACAAATGATATAAAATTTATTAGAATCATTATAAACGAAAGACCTTCTACATCTTTACAATTATCTTTTGATAATGATGGAGATGGTATAAAAAATAATTTAATAATATTAAATAATATAAATTCTAAAGATAAAAATGAAAGATTTATATTAGAAAGAAAAAGGGCAAAATTATTTTTAAAAGATAATCCAAACACTAAAACAATATCAATTTATTATAACGAACCTATTAATAAATATAACTTAGAAATAAATTTAAAACAATTTCCAAATCAAATTATTTTAAAAAAAGTAATACAAGAGCAAATACAAGATAATTGGAAAGGGCAAATTATTATTATTAAATTATTGAAAACAAAATCATATTTAATTTTTAGAGAAGGCAATGGCGAGCAGTCACATCGGTTGTTAAATAGTAAAAAAGAAAAGAGATTATTTTATTATGGAATTATTACTAATCTTGAACAATTGAAATATATTGATAACAATTTTTATAATTGTTTAGATATATTTAATTTATTGAAAAAAATTAGTGAATATAATTAATTGCTACTATATATGGGTTTTTTTGTTGTAATTGTTTTTCGCATTCAATAAAATAATTTCTTATTTATAAAAGCTAGATTTCAATATAAACATATTATTACATCTTAATGGATTTGCTAAAAAATTTTCAAATTCAATATATAACATTTCATCATAACCATCATAAATATAAGCAAAATTATTTCGTAAATTTTTTTCTAATAATGACCTATAAACAAGAGATATAGCGTATTTATTAACAATATATTTATCTTTCATTGCTGGATATTTTGAATCTATCATTTTTTTTATTTCATCTGATAACATAGTACGAAATTTTTCTATTTTTTCGTGGTCGTAATCAATGTTGTGTTTTTTGACAATATCATTAATAAGTGATTGACACAATTTTACATCATCTTCAAGAATTTTTTGTTTATTTTCTCTCAATTGTTGCCTTGTTCGCTCAGCTAAAATTAACTCCATTTCAATTTCTTCTGGTATTAACTCACAAGAATTAACATGGTCGCATTCTGGGCATTTTGATAAATTACTTCTATACTCAAGATTACAGTTTTCACAAGTTCTGTATTTCTTTTTTTTATTTCCGCCTCCGCTAGTTCTATTTTTGATAAGAAAATCTTTTAATGTATAATTTACAACAGATGTAATAGGGTGCCCATCTTGCTCGTGTCTATTACAATTGTCAGCACAGTCTATAAGAATCAGTGGATTGTTATTTTTTTTTATTCTTAACCCTCTACCTATTTTTTGTCTATGCAATCTAAATGACCTTGTAGGAGACAAATCAATTATACACTCAATCTCTGGGATGTCTATGCCTTCAATAAATATTCTAACATTAATAATAATATCAATTTCATTATTTTTGTATTTATTTAAAACATCATTTCTTTCTTGTTTAGATAAGTTAGAATGTATAATTTCAGCTTTGTAATTTTTTGCAATAAATTCATCTTTAACTTTTTGACAATGTAATATTGAATTACAAAATACTAAAGTTTTTTTATTCTTTGCAACTTTTTCCCATTCTATAACTGCATTACCATTTATTTTTAATCTATCAAATGCTTCTGTTATCTTATTGAGTTCATAAACTTTAAAATCTTTTTCATTATGATAATCGTCTATTTCAAGTTCTGTATAATTAATATTAGTTGGTTTATTATATAGTTTGCAATCAGATAAATAGCCTTGTTGCACAGCGTCAAATAATTGCATTCCACAATGTAAATCATCGTAAAATTTACCTAATCCTTTTCCGTTACTACCAATTGGTGTAGCTGACAACCCTAGTTGCTTAACATTTTTATTGCTAAAATAATATTGTATTTCTTGCCATTGATTGCTATCTATTCTATGTGTTTCATCAAAAATTATTAAATCAACATTTTTGATTGAATCTAGAGTTGCATCTTGACTATTATTTGATAATCTTTGCTGAGCCGTTTGTATCATTGATATATAGCATTTTTTATCACTTTCAAATTTATATCCACTTGCAAGTAATCCGCAATCAATGCCTGAATTAATAAATCTATTGTAAGATTGCTCTCTCAACTCTATAGTATGTGTAAAAAATATACAAGTCTTACCTTCTTTAATGTATCGTTTAATGATTTCAATGACAATTTCAGTTTTACCCATTCCTGTTTGTTCTTGAAGTAATAATCTTCTTTTTTGATTATTAAAAAACCATTCTATTACTTCTTTTTGATAAGGTCTTAGTTCCGTAGTCATATAATTTAACATAAATAAACATAAAATAATACAACAAAAATCTACTCAACTAACTTATCAATATATACAATAGAATTATCATCTTCAATATTCAGTTTAGCAAAATATTCTTTTCTTGATTGTGTAACATTCCCTATTATACCAGAAACATAACCACTTATATTAGAAACATCCCCGTATATATTAGAAACATAACCTTCTATAAAATCAGAAACATTATCTTTAGTAATAATAACTTTTACATTATCTTTAAAATAATATAATTCAGCATTTAATCTTTTTAACATAAATAAATAATAAATAAAACTATATCAGTATAATAAACATTATTTTCTTATTGTCAAGATTTTTTTAATATTTTTAAAATATTTTTTATTATTGTAATAAGGTCTTTATTTTATCTATAGTTTAAACTATAAATTATTTTTTATTTAAAAAGAAATAAATATTTTACTTGACAATGAAAAAAGAATTTTTCAATCTTTTAAATCAAATAACAAATTTTCTTTTTCTATATTAGTCTTGCAACTAGTAGTGTTATTTTTAATTGTAGTGTCTTTTTGTATATTATTAATATATTTTTGTTTTTTAATATTTAACTCACTCCAATATTTTATTCTGCCTCTTGCAATTTCACTATATTCTTTATCTAATTCTAAACCTATAAATTTTCTATTACATAATAAACTTGCAATACAAGTAGTTCCTGAGCCTGCAAATGGTTCTAATATTATATTATTTTCATTACTAAAAACTGAAACAAGATATGCAAACAATGAAATAGGTTTTGCTGTGACATGAGTATTTGGGACTGGATGATTTGGATTTTTATCATCTTGAAAACTTGCCTGAATTGATTTAATTGATTTAAACTCTTCCAATCCTGCATTTTTTTCACTTACAGAAGGCTTACTACAAGGCACACAAGGTAAAGTTATATTACAATCATTTTCTAAAGTTAAAGTCTTTTTACATAAATTAATATAGACTTTTGGAAAGTGTTTTTTAGTCCATGCATCTAAAGAAAAATATCTTGAAAGATCGCCACTGTCTTTAAATCCATTTTCAGGAGAATTTATTTCACCACGAGAACTACCTTGTCTAAAATGACTTTTATAACCTTCACACATTTGTCTTTTAATTTGACTTCCACCAATACTTTTTGTAATCCTTCCGATATCTATACAATCATCAGAGACTAAAAGGTTGGGTGCAAATCTGCCCAAAACTCCACCAGTTTTAAATTCGCATTTTTTACTATAAATACTATTTCCAGCAGGTCTTTGTAAGTTTTCATTATCTTCAATTGCAATTCTGCCATCATCCAATCTAGTTCCGCCACTACAATTTTTAGTATAATAACACAAATCTTCTTCTTTTATACCTTGTTTTAATAGTTCCTGCCTTTCATTATACCATATCAATGCTTGGTCTATTTGACTTTTTGCTTTGTATTTCTTTTGACACAGAATTATTGGTTCTTGGCATGGTTTTGGTTGGTAACCACCATAAATTCCTTCTATATATTTTGCCGATGGTAAAGTTGGTTTTTCAATATTATAAAATTGTCTATTTTTATCATTAAATCCACCATTATCAATTTCATTTGCAATAGTATTGAATTTGCTACCATTTTGTTTTTTTGTTTCAATAACTTCCATCTCAACTCCTTCCCTCTTATGTATTTGCTTACATAAATTATTTGCTTTGGGGAAACCACTTTGATAAATCCACTGAATAGTTGTAAATTCAATATCAAAATCAGCATCTTTTAATTTTTGATATAACTCTAATTGCAAGTCTATTCGGGAAGAAAATGTAGTTACAAAAAACCCACCATGTTTCAATACTCTATTCAATTCTTTAAATGTTTCTAAAGATGGAACTTTATCCCAGTATTTATTTAAAAAATTTAAGCCATAAGGTATATCTGTAATAATACAATCAACACAATTATCTTGCATTTTTTTAAAACATTAATATTATTATCATTAATAATTGTATTAATATTATTCTTTAGAAATTCCATAATTACAAAATATAACGACCAATTAAAAATCCGAGTATAGAACAAAAAACATAAAAAAGAATAAGTTGCTTACTATAACCGCTAACAATCAATAAAGCAGTTACAAATAATGATATTACAATAATTGTTAATAATTTTAAAATATTTTCAAGTTCCATAAGCTACAAAACAATATTACCAAGTAAAAATTCATTAAATATAAATTCAAACAATTTATATTTTTTCATTTTAAGTTTTTTGATTTTATCATATGTTCCTCGTGTTATTTGTAGAGGGCAATTTTTTTTTTCTTTATAGCTTGATTTGCTTTGATATTTGATAATTTCATTTTCATTATAAGAATATTCATTAAAGAATTTTTCAATAATACTATTCATTAATTGATGTTGAGTCTTACCTTCCATTCTTGCTTTAAGAAAAATTTGTTGTTTGATATCTTTATCAATATAAGTTGATATTTTCCGTTTTTTATATTGAATCAACTCTTTTCTTAATTCACAAATCTTTTTTTTTAAAGATTCTTCTGTTAAAATCGTACCGTCTTGCATAAAATAAAATTAAATATTAAAAAAACTACAACAATCAATAACTTCAAGTCTGTTTGATTGTTGTATTTCAAGAACTCCTGTTGAGTTTGTAGTGGTGATTTTGTCTATATATTTAAATATATCATACGTATCAATTTTATTATTTTCTGTTATAAACCAATTATCATCATTTACATCAATAAAACAATGACTAACAAACAACTCTATTCTTTCAACATTATACTTCTCTTTTAACTCTTTGCAAACTTTATTAACATTTTCAATATGATAATGGCAAGATTTGTCTTCTTCGTGGAGTTCAGGGATTATTATGGAGACTTTTTTATAATCTTTAATTGAAAAATAATCTTGATTAAGACAATCATTTTCACTTTCAAGATTTGGATATGTAAAATATGTACTATTATCAGCAATTTCGTTATATCTATCACTATCATCTTCATTTAAAAATAACACTGCATTATCCTCAGGAATATTCCATTTTGGAAGGATGTTAAAACAGCCACTATCTAATATATCAAAAGTCATTAATCTTACATCATTATTAAATAAATCTTCACTTATTGAATTGATTAATTTATCACAAACTGGGATATATGGTATAAATAATGATTGTATTTTTTTTGTTTCTTGACTTAAATAAACCAACGGACTCAAATCGCCGTCTTTTAAAAAAAGCACAACATCATCACCTTGCTTAATTGCATCTAAATTAGTAAATTCTATTTCAAACTTACTATTCTTTTTATAATCTAAAACTACCATAAATAAATAATAAATAAAACTATATCAGTATGATAAATATAAAAAATTAATTGTCAAGTAAAATATTTATTTCTTTTTAAATAAAAAATAATTTATAGTTTAAACTATAGATAAAATAAAGACCTTATTACAATAATAAAAAATATTTTAAAAATATTAAAAAAATCTTGACAATAAGAAAATAATGTTTATTATACTGATATAGTTTTATTTATTATTTATTTTATTTATGAAAGATAGTCAAGAATTTTATAATTTTTTAGATAGTTATGAATATAATAACAATGATATTCAATTTGAAAAAGAGTGGACACAAGATAAAATGAAAAAAGTTTTAAGAAATATATCTTTATTTGATAAAGAAAAAAATATTGATTTTGTAAAAGAAGTCAATGAGTTAGTTTTATAGTTATTATTATTTGTTTATTATATGAGTGAAATTATTTTTATTGAAAACAAAACACAACCAAAATATTTAAAAGGTATTATTTTTGGAGATAGCGGAACTGGAAAGAGTGTTTTTGCCGCGTCTTTTGCTAAGATGAGTTGTGAAAAAAGAAATATTAAAAAAATAATGTTAATTGATACAGAACAAGGATGGGGATGGTTAAAAATAAATGATAATTTAAAAGATATTAATATTATTGAACCTAAAATTGATAATATTACAAAACAAAATTTTTTAGATTTATTATCAAGTATTAAAACATATATAGCAAAAAATGAAATTGCTTGTTTAATTATAGACAGTGCATCTCATGTAGGGGAGTTAATACAGGATCATGTTTTAGATAACATCAATTCAACTAAAAAAGAAAATCAAAAAATAGAAGATTTAAGATTTTCAGATTGGGGAAAGGTTAGAAATATACAAAATAATATTCTTGATATGTTAAGAAATTTAAAATGTGATGTTTTGTTATGTTGTAGAGCAACATCAGAGAAGGAAACTAAATCCACAGACTATACTGCTGATAATGGAAAAACTTATCAAAAACAAACAATAATAGATGCAACAAATAGAACAGTAAAAGGATGGAAAACTATAACTTACGAATTTGATTTTACTATATTAGCAGAAGTTGAATTTAATATATTAGAAGAAAATATTAAAAAATTTAATTTTTTAGTTTTAAAAAGTAGAATTGAAAATGATGGAGAAAAAATACAAAATATTAATCATTGGTTTAATTTAATAGAAGTAATAGACTTTGAAAAAGAAAAAACAAAATTATTATTAAGTAGCAATGAAGTAGAATTAAAAAATCAATTTACATTTATTTATAATAATAAGAATAGTTTTACAACAGAACAATTTAATGAATTAGAAAAAATTAAAAATAATTTGAAAACAGAATTATCAAAAAATACTAATGAAAATCATATTGATAATTGTTAGTATTTATTTTATTTTATTATTTTTATATTTATTTATATGGAAAAAAAAGACGAAAAAATTATTTTAGAAGATAACAATATTGAAATTGTTAGAGCTTTTGAAATTAAAAAGCAGATTAAAAAATTAGAGGAAGAATTTACAAATATTGAAAATTCTTTACTTGAAAAATATCAGGACGCTAACTATGTTAATAGTAATAATATTCAATTAACAATAAAAGCTGGTAGTAAAAAAGTTATTGACAAAGAATATAGATTAAAAGAAATTTCTAAAAAAGAAAAAGAAATTGAAGAATTAAAAAAAAATCTTGATAACGAACCTGAAATTAAAGAGGGTAAAAAATCTTTATTATTTAAAATTTTAGATTAGTTTGTATATGATTGAAGTTAAAAATTTAATAGATTATTTGTTAATTGAAAATATTGTTTTAGATAAAAAAACTGATTTTCATTATCAAATTAAAAATAAAATATTAGTGAATTTATTTTTTAATAAAAAAGATAACAATGTTAAGATTTATTGTAACGGAGCAAAAAATTCATTGTATTTTTATTTATCAAAAGAGCAAAAGAATTTTGAACATTTTAAAAATTTATTAATAAATTGCATTAATGGAAATATGGCTTCTTTTGCAACAGAAAAAGATAAAAGATTAAGTAGTTTTAAAAAACAAAAAATGAAATTATTAAGAAAAGATAATTTATGCAAAATATGCGGTTGTGAATTAGATAATAAAACATCAACTATAGACCATATTATTCCTTTAAGTAAAGGTGGAGCGAATTTTTTAAATAACTTACAATTATTATGTAAAGATTGTAATTTAAAAAAAGCTGATTTAATAATTTAAATAAAATTTATGAAAATGAAAAAAAACTATTGTGAAATATTAGAAGCTGAAGCATTGGAGCAATTTAATAATTGTTGTAATCATATTGATTTTGTTCAGGGTGCTTTAATGCCAGATGCTCATACTGGATATTCTTTATGTATAGGTGGAGTAATAGGGTTAAAAAATACTATAGTTCCAGCTTGGGTAGGTTACGATATAGGATGTGGAATGTGTGCTATAAATACAAAAATTACTTTAAATGATATAAATCAATATAAACAATTGATTTATAAAAAAATTAAAGAAGCAATTCCAATGGGTGAAAAGTATAATACAATCCCATCGAAAGAATATAGTTTAAATTTTAGTAAAACAAAATTACCACAACTATGTCGCAGAGAAATAGAATACCAAATTGGAACATTAGGTGGTGGAAATCATTTTATTGAAATCGATTATGATAAAAAAGAAAATATTTGGATTGTTATACATTCGGGCAGTAGAGGAATAGGTTGGAAAATTGCTGACGCATATATGTCTTTTGATAAAAAAGAACAAGGTTTTTCTTTAGAGAGTGATATAGGTAATCAATATATAATAGACCAAAATTTTTGTTTAGAATTTGCATTACAAAATAGGATGTTGATGTTAAAAAGAATTGAGGAAGTTTTTAAATCAATAATTGATTATAAGATTAAATTTGATTGGGATAAAGTAATTAATAGAAATCACAATCATGCAGTGAAAAGTCATAATATGATAATACATAGAAAAGGAGCGACGCATGCAGAAAAGGGGATGCTTGGTGTAATTCCAGGAAATATGAAAGATGGCTCTTTTATAATAGAAGGTCTTGGGAATTCTGAATCATTATGGTCTAGTTCGCATGGTGCTGGCAGAGTATTATCGAGAGTACAAGCTGGTAAAGAAATTAAATTAGAAGATTTTAAAAATTCTATGGAAGGAATCATTTGTGAAGCATCTGAAAATACTAAAGATGAAAGCGTATTCGCATATAAGAATATTTTTGATGTTATAAGAATTCAAGAAGAGCAAGGATTAATAAAGGTATTGAATTATTTAAAACCTATTATTAATTTTAAATCTTAATTTATTTTTTGTATATGATTGCTGTAATAAGAAGCTTATTAATTTTTAGTTTATCTGTCTATTTTGTTTGTTTTATATTAAATGTCGAAATAAACTTTAATGATTTAAAATCATTAACTGGATGGAATTTGTTAATCAATTTTATTTATGATTTAATGACAATTGTAATAATTACATTATTATCTTATTTATTAGCAGCTATTGTTTTACAACAGATATTGATATTAAAATAAGAAATCAAAATATTAATAATACTATTAGTATTATTAATGAAGAGTTATTTAATAATTTAAATAAAATTTATGAAAATGAGTGAAAAACTTTATAATGCAAGAATTGAATATAATAAGGCACAAGATGAGGCTTTAAAATTTGATTTTATGCGAAAAACTGTATTATCAAGATTAATTTTAGAAATGCAAAATCAAGAAAAAGTAACTAATACAAAAGCAGAACATATTGCAAGAAGTTGTAGACAATACGAAGATTTTATTGATAAAAGGTTAAAAGCAAAAAGATTAGCAAACGATAAATATGCAGAAGTTGAAAGATTGCAATACGAATTTAAAGAAAATGAATCTGAGAGTTATCAACGATATCAACAAAATAAACTTACTGGCGGTGGGACTGGTGATTAAAAATTTTGATTTTTTCATTTTTTCATTGTCAAGTAAAATATTTATTTAAAATAATTTATAGTCTACACTCTTTATTTTATCTAGACTTTATTAAAAAAAGAAAATTTATTTTAAAAATATTAAAAAAGTTCTTGACAATTAATTTTTTATATTTAATATAATGATATTATTTTATTTATTTATTTTATGAAAAAATGTTTTTATTTTCCAACTTGGGAAGAACGAGAAGATGTAATGATTAGTTTGGATGAAAAGACTATTGATATTCCATTCGCAAAAAATGGTTTTAATTTAACTAAAGATCAGGAATTTGCAAATCATATAGAGGTTGAATTAAGTCATAGTTTAGACTATGACAAAGTATATCGTGGAAATTTACAAAAAATTGGAGCATCTACCAGATCACAATCAAAGCAAGAATTTGAAGAACACCAAAATAAATATCCAAGATTTACAGAAAATTTTGATAAATTATACATGGATAGTAGAGTTGAATTTATAGAAGGATATAGAGCTAAGAATATTAGATTTAATAAATCCACACCATCCGACCCAATCCTAGCTAAACTCTGCGAGCTAACAGGAGCTAAGATGTATGGTGATTATGTTGTTTTAAGCTCTGCAATTATTAAAAATACAATAGAGACTGAAGATGAATGTTTTGGTGAAGACGTTACTGTCTTCGGTGGTGATATTTATGAAGATGAAGAATTAACGAAATATTTGGCAGCGAAGCGAAATAATTATGATTTTGATTTTAATACAATGTGTATGATAGATATAAATGACAATATTGAAATAAATAATCCTGGTGATTATGCAATAAAATATGAAATATTATATTGCAACATCTTCCAAGAATACTCAAAATTCCTTAGTAATGAAGAAAATAAATGGGAGGAGTTAAGAGTTTTATTAAGTTTTTAGTTTTTATTTATTTTATTTATTTATTTAATTTTTATGTCATTATTATTAAAAAGTTTAGAATTTACTTCTCATTTTGCAGATAAGAAGAGAGATACTTTAAATTCTATTTTAATTGAAAAACATCTAAATAACATATTTAGATTTGTTGCAACTGATGGTTTTATATTATCTATAATTGAAATAGATTTTACAGAATTTGAAAATGACTTGTTAATTTTAAATAAGTTATTTCTTAATAAAGAAGAGGTATTAATAAATATTGGTAGTAGAATATTTGATGAGATAATAGAGAATGAAAGTTTAATATTAAAAAATGTAAAAGAATTAGATTACACTTTAAAAGAAAAATATATTTCTGCATTAAAATATAATAATAATTTTGATTTTGTATTAATGTCAATGTATAATTATCCTAAATATAAAGAAGTTATTGATATAAAATTAGATAAAAATGAATGTGTTAAGCCTATATTTAATAATAGTTATTTATTTAGATTAACAGAAGCAGTTAATAAATTGGCAGATTTCTTTAATAAACCAAGTATTGTTTTTGAAATAATGAATGATAACAGTACTTGTCAATTTAGAATATTATCTAATGATAATAAAATAATTAAAAATTGTTTTGTTATATTAATGCCATTGAGACAATAAGTTTTTTAGTATTTTATTTATTTATTTTATGTTAAAAAAAGTTATTTTATTTATTTTAATATCAATTATTGTATTTTTATTGTCATTAAATAAAAATGAAATAAAGATTATTAATAGTATAGGTTTTTATAATTATTATTATTATTATGATATGGTTGAATATATTGCAAAAAATGAAGGTAAACTATTAAAACCTTTTAAAGATATTAATAACAATCAACAACAAATTTGTTGCGGAGACAGGGAATATTATCTTGAACTAAAAAAAGCAAATAAATTAAATGATATTACAGCTATAGATTGTAAAATTAAATTATATCAAAGAGTAATAGATATTGATAAAATTTCTCGTAAATTATTCTCTGATATTGAAATTCCAATAACAAAAAGATATAAATTTTTTCAAGCTATTAATGATATTATTTATATGACTGATATTAGTGGAAGTAGATTTAAAAGAACCGTGACCGCTGAATTGCTATTAACGGAAGACTTTATAAACGATTTTCAAATGCAAAAAAAAGTTGACAAAGAATTGCAAGAAATCTATATTACTAAAAACAAATCTTTAAATGCAGGAATGTTTAAAAGATATAGAAAAAATGCAAATTTAATTTTTTTAAATAAATAGACTATGACGAAGAAAAATATTGAAATAATTGACGAATTAAAAGAAAAATTTAATCATAAAGATTGCAAGAAAATGAATGAATTGTTTGATAAAGAATTAACAAGACATTTTAATAAAAGATATATTTTAATTGATATGCAAAGAAAATTTAAACAATCGTTTGTTATTACTTTACAACAGCTAGAGAATTACATAGAAACTTATCCAATATTTGCTTAAACTCTTCAAAAGTTCTAATGATATATGTTTTAAAACCTTGTTTTTCAAGTGAATTAATAACCTCCTTTTGATTTTCCGATAATTTACCACTTAAAGATTTAAATTCAATAAAAAGTATTTTACCTTTGCATAAAATCATTAAATCAGGGAAACCGAGTTTCCGTCCCATTAAAGTAAATTTATTTTGCTGAAACATTACTTTTTTATCAATTATTGATATTGTTTCGTTCGGTGAATGATGTGAAAAACACAAGCCTCTATTTTCGTATTTTAGTTTTAAATATTGAACACAATTTTGATGTAATTGAAATTCGGGGTTGTTATATTTTTTCATTTAATAATTGAAAATACTTTAAATAATCTTGATTATATAGAAAATGACCTAAACGATTACAATCTAAGTGAGCTTCTATAATATGCGGTTTATTTTTTACCAAACATATATCAACATTCCAAATTTTATTTGGAACTTTTTTATAATATTTATCTTTTAAATAATTGCAATAATTTTCTATTATTTTATAAGATTGTTTATTATGTATTGAAAATTCTGTATAATCAATTCTCTCTGATATAGAATGAATTTTATTTCCAACAAAAATACATCTAAATTCATTTTTATAATTAAAATTCTTTATTTCACTTATTATAATTTTATAAGCATCATGTTTAAAATATTTGATAATAGTTTGCAATGCTATTTTATAGTAATCTTTACCTAATTTTTTCTTAATTATTTCTATAGGTTTGTTTAACAAATTTAAATCTTCTAAAATATAAGAATGCAAGCTATAACTTTTAAATGATTTTAATAAATAATAATCAACTTCATCTAAAGAAAATTTAATAGAAAACCCTTTGTCTATTGATTTAATAAATAATTTTTTATGTTTTAATAGATATTTATACAAATCTTTAGTCTCTATTACTTTAATATATCTATTAATATCTTTTTTAAATATTTCAATCCAGTTTTTATTAGTTTCTTTATTTTTAATATTAAAAATTGATTCAATATTATCATTGCAATTGATTTTAAATTCTTTTTTTAATTTAATATGTAGCGGAATGTTATTAACAATACAGTCATTAATTAATTTAATTTTTTCTTTTACAATACATTTTTCAAAATCGTCTGCTGAATCTGTTTTATCGTAATTTTCTTTACACCATTTTATTGCATTAAAAGAATCATTATTTAATTCTTTTAACAACAAATCTTCATTTAAATCCCTCATAGGATAAATTATGAATCCAAACATATTTTTATTATAAATAAGTTTTCAAAATTTCATAAATACTCACAAATTTCTTTTAAGTCGTTTGTTAAAGTATTTTCTAAATTATCAAAGAATTTTGCCATTTCTTTCGCTTTTGATATATCAAAATATTCAAAATTATCACATAAAGAATATTCAATATCATCTTCTGTTAATATAACATTACATTCAAAATCAAATATGTTATTACAATATTTAAGTTCAATATGTTTTAAGGTATTTTCTTCTGTCAATAAAGTATTAATGTTATAAGCTATAATATTTTTATTTTCATTAATTTTAAGTAATTGTATTTCAAATTCTTCAAGATTATTTTTAGCATAGTCAAATAATCTTTTTTTATAGTCAATATAAAGTGTTTCAATTATATTATTTTTATATTTATTGATTAATTCTTCTTTTTCTTTTTTAATTTTTTTTAATGAATATTCTATTCCATTAAAAACACTATTTTTAAAACTCTTTATTCCTTCTTTAACCATACCTTCTATGATTTTTTGTAATTCTTTCTCTCTCTTTTCTAATTCTTGTAATTTAATCTTAATCTCTTCAACCATAACCAAAATAATAATAAATAAAACTCTAAACTCAATTGATTAAAAGTTTATAAAGTCTAACCTAGAATATCTTTTACAGAAATTAATTTACAATCTTGCTTCCATTTATCAGGAACATATTCCAAATTCCAGCTATTATCTTTAACCGCCTCTTGACACATTTCTTTAGTTATAAATTCATTAGGAACATATTGAAAATTCCAGCTATTATCTTTAACCGCCTCTTGACACATTTCTTTAGTTATAAATTCATTAGGAACATATTGAAAATTCCAGCTATTATCTTTAACCGCCTGTTGACACATTTCTTTAGTTTTCAATTCATTAGGAACATATTCCAAATTCCAGCTACTATCTTTAACCGCCTGTTGACACATTTCTTTAGTTTTCAATTCATTAGGAACATGTTTAAAATTATCGCTATTATTTTTAACCGCCTGTTGGCAAAATTCTTTAGTTATAAATTTATCAGGAACATGTTTAAAATTCCAGCTACTATCTTTAACCGCCTGTTGACACATTTCTTTAGTTTTCAATTCATTAGGAACATATTGAAAATTATCGCTATTATTTTTAACCGCCTGTTGGCACATTTCTTTAGTTTTCAATTCATTAGGAACATATTGAAAATTATCGCTACTATCTTTAACAGCCTGTTGACACATTTCTTTAGTTTTCAATTCATTAGGAACATGTTTAAAATTATCGCTATTATTTTTAACCGCCTGTTGGCAAAATTCTTTAGTTTTCAATTCATTAGGAACATATTCCAAATTCCAGCTATTATCTTTAACCGCCTCTTGACACATTTCTTTAGTTATAAATTCATTAGGAACATATTGAAAATTCCAGCTATTATCTTTAACCGCCTGTTGACACATTTCTTTAGTTTTCAATTCATTAGGAACATGTTTAAAATTCCAGCTATTATCTTTAACCGCCTGTTGGCACATTTCTTTAGTTTTCAATTCATTAGGAACATATTGAAAATTCCAGCTATTATCTTTAACCGCCTGTTGGCACATTTCTTTAGTTTTCAATTCATTAGGAACATGTTTAAAATTCCAGCTATTATCTTTAACCGCCTGTTGGCACATTTCTTTAGTTTTCAATTCATTAGGAACATATTGAAAATTATCGCTACTATCTTTAACAGCCTGTTGACACATTTCTTTAGTTTTCAATTCATTAGGAACATGTTTAAAATTATCGCTAT